TCCAAAGACGGTGAATCCAAAGACGGTGAATCCAAAGACGGTGAATCCAAAGACGAAGCTAACGAATTGTAATATCTTCTTAGCAAATAGGTTTCGTGTTAGAATTAGCACGAAACCTATTTTTATGGAATAAATAAAATGAGTTACATCGACATTTATGACCAAGTTCGAAAACACTGGGAAAACGACAGTGGTGGTCAATCAGCACCAGCAACACAAGCAGCCTTCGGTAGCTTTAAGTTCTTGAATGGCATGCTCAGTGCGACAATTGGCACTGAGACAAAAACAGTGGATTTACGTCCGTTGATTCCTGCGCAAACTCCTGATTTACACTTGAAGTCCGTTACTCCAAGCGCAGACGGCAATAAGCTGATTTTCAAAATCGGTGAATCTGGTAATACTACCCACGACCAAACAGTTGAGATGAATTTCAAAGAGCAAATCGGTAAATTGGTCGGTACTCCGCCAGCACCGTATGATGACGCTGGAATCAAGCGTCGCATTTCACTACTGGAAGATGAATTGTGGTCTGGTAAAGTAGGTGGCACGACTTTTAAGGAATTTGAGGCCAAATACATTCCAAAAGCAACACTTGGTGAGTTTGAGAATAACACCCTTGTGCCGATTGCATTCACTAAGACTTTCTCAAAAGTCCCTTTTGTGATTGTTACTATGGACTTGAAAAATGAATCAACGCAGCGTTTCGCATATTTGGCAGGTATCACGACAACAGGTTTTAAATTCGCTACGAACTACTCACCTGACGTTAAAGGTATCTGGTATCAAGCATACGTCGTGGAGTAACGGATGAGCTTCCTTGATATAAAACGAAAAGCACGTGCCGACTTGCATCATGAGATGGGTGTTCCCTCGAAACATATTTCAGCCGCAAGTGGACGTGTTTCCGACTGTCGCGTTCGAGTGCACACCAAGATTAACCTGACTGGCGACATCGACTATCAGGGTTTTGCAGAACTTTCTGATGGTGCAGTGGTTGTGCTGTGTACGATTCGTGAAGCCCGTGCACTTGGTTTCAGCGTCGGCGATAAAATCGTGTATGACAGCAAGGAGTATGTGCTGAATACGCGACTAGATGACGACGGTATTTACATCGAGAAGTGGCAGGCGACTCATTTGCAGCAGCGAGTGAATCATGATTACGATTGACTTGGAAAATCTGGTATCACTGGAGAAAATGTTCAAAGCGTTTCCAGACAGAACCGCTGAGGCAGCACGCTTGGCTATTAACCAGACAGCCAAGCGTGAAGCACTATCTCGTGTGCGCCAAGATATGCGTAAGCAAATCAACTGGAAAGCCTCGTATCTGAACAACCCTGACAAAACAGGCGTTGCGAAATATGCGACGAAAGGTTCACTCGTCGCGGCCATTTACGCCCGTGACCAACCGACAATGCTGAACCGCTTCCGCCCGAATCCGAACACGCTACCGTCCAAGACAACAAGCGGTGTTCGCGTTAAGGTTAAACCGACTTCGACGAAGGTGATGAAGCACGCATTTGTTCACAAATTCGGGAAATCTGGTAATATCGGTATCCTGACACGAACAAAAGGTGGTGGTGCAACTCCGCCGAGCGGTATTACCCACGGCGGCGGTCGCTATATCAAATCCATGAGGGCGTGGTTGCTGTATGCTCCGTCGGTAGACCAAGTGATGTGGGATACGGCCAAGCGCAATCAGGCGCGGATTGCCAAGTACCTCGAAGTTGAATTTTTACGACAACTCAATAGATTGGAAAAATAATGAAGGAACATGTTCGCCTAACGGCTTTGAAAAAATTATGCGCTCTGCTTGAACAGGAAACAGGCGTTCGCGTGTATCGTGGTCGTCAGGTCATCGGTGCTGACGTTACGTTGCCTTGTATCATCATCAATGAAACGATTCGTGCTGGTAACAGCAACACTGGCGCAGACGAAGGCAAGACAATTCGCAATGACCGCGTTGACTTCTTGTTGTCTGGTTATGTTGACGTTGAGAATGTCGAACACCCTATCGACGTAGCGTATGAGCAAATCGCAAAAATCGAACAGGCGTTCAATAAGATTCATGCGATTGACGGTGGTCGTATGGGCGGTGCTAAGTACAAAGAGTGGTATAATCTCGGCGGCTTAGTAAGCAACTTTAAATATGATTCGCCTGTTTGCCATAATCCTCCTGATGAGGTACAATCGAAATCGTATTTTTATATCTACTTCTCATTCAGCGTCGCGTATGACAACGCAAACCCGTATGCTGAACTTTGATTAATCACCTAAAGAAAGGATAGCAAAATGGCTATTACACGCGGCGCGACCAAAGCCTTGGTATTGGCAAATGGCCGTATTGAATTTAACCAATTCCCAATCGTCAACGGCGTTGAACGCCAAGCCGATGCGAAGGGTTTCCGTTATTTGGGTTCGTCCAAAGAGTTGAACCTGACTCAAGAAAACGAAACCTTGGAACACAAATCTTCCGAATGTGGCTATAACACCACTGACGAAGAAATCATCACCTCTTCCAAACTGACTGGCAGCTTTACACTGGACAACATCAATACCGAGAACTTGGCGATGTTCTTCGCAGGTGATGTGAACAACCAAACCCAAGTTGCCGCCACTGGCAAAAAAGATACTTTGAAGGCATACCCGTCTCTGGGCTATCGCTTGGGTACAAGCAAAGAAAACCCAAATGGCGTATTCGCAGCAACCATCACTAAAATTGAAGTGTTTGCCGACGAAAGCAAAGCCAAGGCAGGTACTCCAGTGGAATCAACCTTGGTTGAAGGCGTAGACTTCGAATACACTCCAGAAACAGGTTTCCTGATGATTGGTGACACTGCGTCAACCAATAAAATCAAAGCCGAAGGTTCTTGGATTGTGGTTACTTACGACCTGAAAAAAGCAACCCGTGAGGTCATCATCTCCAAAGGCCAATCTATCGTTGGCGAACTCTTGTTCCGCGGCTGTAACGCCAAAGGCGAGAACCGTCAATACTGGATGCCTAAAGTTCGCTTGTCTGCGAATGGCGATTTTGCGTTGAAAGGCGGTGAGGATTGGTCTAGTATGGCCTTCAACATTACTGCTCTTGAAGCTGAAGGTGTAGGCTCTAAGTTGTACATCAACGGTCAACCGACTAGCTTGGTATAAGCATTAACGTTGCGTAAAACATGGCAAAGTGGTATATTCCGCTTTGCCATGTTTTTTTTATATGAGGTAACTACAATGAAAATGAATCTTTCGGGACTGGTATCCCCGACAAAGGAAGTGCACGGCGTGACCGTCCGTGGTTTGAATTTTGCTGACCTGTCTGCTCAATGGCAGTCTAACGGCGTGCGCTTGATGGAAGCATTTGACGAAGTGATGGCTAAGTCAAAAGGCTCTGACGACTTGATGGATGTTGCCAACAGCATTATCAAATATGCTCCAGACTTGGCGCGTGCTGCGTTCTTGTCGGCAATTAACGACAAGGGTGAAAAACACACCGTTGGCGACGAAGAACTCACCGCTGGTGAAATCTGGGATACCAAAATGGGTATCGGTAAACAGATGGACTTCGTAATCGCAATCATCGACCTGACGATGAACGAATCTGACAATTTAAAAAAAAGACTGCTGGCGGCTCTGGACAAACCAACCATTCAGAAAATGCTTTCGGAGAAAGCGGCGACGGCGAACTAGACCCGTATCATCCATTCGAATCATTTATGCTAAGTCTAAGGCGAGATGTGAGTATCTGTTTAGCAAACGGACACTCGCAGGCTCGCCTTTATTCGCTTATAATGTTGCGTAATGAGGCGGAGTTAATACGCGAACGTCGCCGTCAGGACTTTGTTTTATACGGAACTCTGACAAAAATGATTTTCGACGCGAGCAATACCGACATCAAACAGGACGCGTTGAAAGAGTTGAACATGGCATTGCGAGAAATGCTGAATCACATAGGAACTGGTCATTATGGCTGAAAATCGCTCAGTTGAATTAGAAATCCGCGCACAGGATTACAGTGGTAAAACAATTAACGATGTGCGCAAAAACATCAAAGGTCTTAAAGACGACCTGAACGAACAGGCAAAGTCGGCTTCGAAAGGTAAGGCCGACTTTAAAGCCTATGAAGCCAGCTTGAAGGGTTTGGCTTCCGCAGCGTCAAAACTTACTGAACTGCAAACCATGCTCGGTAAGTTGTCAAAACTCGCCGACAACGTGGCATCAAGTGCGGAACGCGCTAAAGATGCCAGCGACGCGTATGACGACTTTGCCAACAAAATCAGTTCCCTCGGCGTGCCGACCAAAGCACAAGCCGATAAACTGGCACGATTGGAAGCTATTCAAATCAAAGCCGCTGAGGCCGCTAAGAAACAGGCTGATGCTTATGAGCGTCAACGTCTTGAGGCTGAAGCGCACGGCTTGGCAACAAACAACATCCAACGCGCTCAGGAAGGTCTGACAAAGACCTATGAGCGCACGTTGCAAACCATCATCGACATGCGTAATGCGCAGGCTGCTCTGCAACGCCAGAACGAGATAACCTCACGCTCGGCTGACCGACGCAAAGAACTGCAAGAACAGATTCGCCTGCAACAAGAAGCCTTGAAACTGGCGCAGCAACAAGCCGCTGCTGAAGCAGCACGCCGTCGTAACGTACAAAGCCAACGCAATCAAATCAACGCTCAACGCGTATCTATTGCTCAACAAATTGCCGAAGCGCGTGCTGCGCAACAGCCGTCAGTTTCAGACGCAGTTGGTAGAGCACTCAATCCATCACATGACCATAAAAACGCGATGGCTGATATTACTACGTCTGTACGAAACGCAAGCACCACAATGCGTAAGTCCGCAACCGACGTGAAAGCGTTGAGCGATGCCATGGATAAGCTGCGTGCTGCTCAAGAGAAGCTCAAAGTCGTAGCTGGTAATATCGACCTATATCGCAAACAATCTGCTGAATTAGCGAAGCTGCGCACAGCCTATGAAACAACTCGCGCCGAACATGCCAAACTGAATTCAAAAGTTGCCAGCGGTAACGCGACAACCCAAGAGATTGCCAAACTGCGCCAGTTGGTAGCCCAATTAAATCAATCTGGCGCGGCCTTCGCACGTCAAAAAGTTGCGGTTGAACAAACTGCACGCATTCTTGGCGAGGCTGGCGTTAACGTCGATAAACTCACGAAGGCCGAACAACGTCTGGCGGCAAACGCTGCGCGTACCGCCGCTGCGTCGAAAGCTCTGGATTCTCAAATCAAGAATCTGTCAGACTCTACCGAATCAACAGCCGATGCGTTCGACCGCTGGTTGCAGGGTAAACAGGGCATTCTGGTGTTCTTGCAACAGGCACGCGGTAAAGTGCTGGCTCTCAGCGCGGCTCTAGGTGGCCTGTATCTGGCACTCGATAAAGTCGTCAAGGACGGTCAGGAAGGCGTTACGCTGAAGATTCGTGCTGAAGTGCTGGCTGACAACTGGGATACAACCGCAGGTGAATTGGAGAAGTATTTCCGCGATACCGCCGAACGCATGGGTTTGGAACTGGGTACGATTATTCAGGATTCGGCCAAACTGTTCGTAGCTGGTAAAGAGGCCAAACTCGACTCTAATACCGTGAAATACATCTTCGAGCAGTTCTCTGGCTTCGGTCAATTGATGGGCGCAGATGCCGAAACTCAATCTGGCATCTATAAAGCCCTTGAGCAAATGTTGTCTAAAACAACCGTTCAGGCCGAGGAGTTGAAAGGTCAATTGGCTGACCGCTTACCTGCTGCGACAAACCTGTTTGCCAAAGCATTGGGCGTGAGCAATGCCGAACTGATGACCATGATGAAGGACGGCAAAGTTCTAGCCGCCGATGTATTGCCAAAAGTTGCCGCTCTGATTGAACAAACTTACGGCTCAAACATCGAGAAAACTCAGAAGTCTCTCGTTGCTGAACAGTCACGCCTGAACAACGCGTTTAAAGACTGGATTCGTATCATCGCAGATGCTGGCGTTATGGATAATTTCACCGCTTTGCTGCGTGAAGTCCGTGACTTCTTCCGTTCGGACGAAGCTAAACAATGGGCTGAGGCTATTGCGACTGCGCTGAATGTTGCTATCGACGCGCTGCGCTGGGCGGTTAAACACGCCAACGAATTAGTGATTGCATTCGGCGCATTACTGGCCATTGGTGCGGCTCAGATGTTCGTATCACTGGCCGCGACAATGCGCACGTTCGGTCTTGGCCTGAAGACTGCTGGCGCGGCTATTACAAACTTCGCCGTTAAGATGGGTCTTATCGCAAAAGTAGCTCCGTCTGTTGGTACAGGTTTGGGTGGTGCAGCTGCTGCTGGTGGTCGCTTGGGTCTGCTTGTTGCACCGATTAGCCGTCTGATTGGTGTGCTTGCGTCTGCTGCGAAAATTGCATTTGGTTTGTTCAAAGCCTTCATCGTATTCGAGCTTGTCGAAGCAATTTTCGACGGTATTGTACGAGGCATCAACCGATTGAGTGGTGAGTCTGAAGACGCTGTGTCTGGCATGCAAATGCTGTCAGACGTGTTGTGGTTGATTTCCGAGGCGTTCGGTTTGATTTCCGAAGCTATCGGTGTCGTGATAAAAGGCATTGGCGATTTGGTTGCCGACGCAACGGAATGGATTGGTTCGTTCTTCGTTGATACGGCCAAAGAATCAAACAAAAGTGCCAAAGAGTTTGAGAGCGGCTGGACTGGCGCGATTCGCTATCTTGCTCGAATGATTGACGCGTTAACCGCTGCGTTTAAAACAACCTTCCTGTATCTCGGTGGTCTTGCCGATTACGTTATCAAGAAATTTAAAGGTATTGAGGCTGCTTTGCCAGATGCCGACAAAATCTCCATGGATGTATCGCTGGAGGTTAATGAGAACGGCGTAGAGGCGAAACTTAACCAGCGTCTTGAAGAGATGCGCAAAAAGGTTAACGAAACCGACAACGACATCACTCAAAAGACTGCGTTGGATGCTGCGAACCGAGCAGCCGCTGACGCTGCTAAGAAGGCCGAAGAAGCCAAAAATCTTGACGAGAAAGTCAACAAAGCCCGTGAGAAAGCTGAACAGGCTCGACAACGCGCCGAAGAAGCTGCGCTGAGACGACTTGAGAAAGAATTGTCTTACGAGAAGATGATTCAGAAGCTCATCGATTACCGCGAAGGCCGTCTCAAAGATGACCCGATGAAGGGTTACAACAACCTTGGTGACTGGTATCTGGGTGAGCGTCAGAAGGTCAAATCGAAATACGCGGCAAATGACCCGTATGAAAATTACTCTTCTGGTGGTTCAACAGGTACGTCTTCTTACGCGGTAGATAAACGCGCTGCGGCTGCTGCTGATTTGGCTACCAAACGTGCTGCTGCTACCTTTACAAAACAATGTGCCACTTACGTTAAACGTGCGCTTGCTGCTGTTGACCCACAAGCTGCTCCGTACATTAAGGGTAACGGTAATGTGACAGCCAAAAACCTGTTGAAGTATGGCAAAGGTTGGCAACAAATCCCTTATTCAGCAAACTATGTTCCCCAAAAAGGTGACGTGGTTAGCTGGGGTGCTATCAAAGGTCATAAATACGGCCATACATCCATCTATAACGGTAACGAGTGGGTATCTGATACCAAACAGGGTAAGTATGGTATTGATGCCAAGACAGGCGCGTCTTCTCGTGCATACTTGGCTGAAATGGCTCGTAACCCGAACTACAAGCCGACTATCGTCCGTCTTACTGGTGGTAATTCTGTAACCATTACAGGTTCAACTGGCTCAGTAAGCCATAACGCAGGTAATGACAACAAAGTTCTTGAGTTCTACAAAGCACAAGAGGAACGTTGGAAACAGGATAAAGCCGTAACCAAACAGCAGAAAGACGACGACGCTGCGTTTGACAAAGCCGATTCTCTGGTTGAGAAGGTAACTGAGAGTGCCCGTGACGCGATTCGTGAGATGTACAAAGCGATGGGTGTCAACGGCGTTGAGGGTTTGATTAACCGCGACCCATCAACCCTGTCGGTTGACCTGTCTGGCTCTACGCTGAACGAGATTATCGACGGCTTCAAGAACATCATTCAACCTGATAATGACAAACAGGTTAAACAGATGCTTGAGGTTCTTACTCTGGAATATGCTCAAAGTAAGAACGTCAGCCGTAAAGAGGCTCTCGCTTGGTCTAAACAGCTTGAACCGCAACTGGCTAAATACGCTGAATTGCAGGCGCAGAAAGCTCTCGGCGAACAAGTCGATGCCTTCCTCGATTCACTTGAGAAGAAACGCAACGATATTGAGAAAGAACGCGCCAACAGCGCAGAATATCTCGGCAGTGCGGTATCGCGCGGTGTGATTACTATTGAAGAGGCTCAGGCTAAGATGTCTGAAAGCACTCTGAAATATGTCGAACGCATGACGGATGCCATTAAAAAGCTCGACGAAATAATCAATAGCGAAGCGTTCTCCAAACTGTCACCAGAACAACAAACTGCGATTCTGAATCAGCGTGAGCGACTTGGCGCAGAGCAATCTGACCAAGCATCAAATCCACGCCGTCAGGCAGCAAACTTCGCAGTTGATTCAATGGCAAAACGCCTTGATGATTTCTTGCAACGCAAGCGTCAGTTCGAAGAATTGCAGGAGCAACTCGTTATAAGCGGTCAGCAATCTATCACTAAGATGGAAGAGAATGTTCAAGCCTACTTGAACAATATTGCTCCGCAGATGAAAGAGTTGGTTGCAAATGCACAGCAAATAATGGCTGCGTTTGGTGATTCGGCATCTTATGCGAATCTCACAAACCTTGTGACTAAGATTAAAGATGTTGGCACTGAAACCACTCATACCAAGGGTGAAGTCGAGTTGATGAAAGTTACTTATGAGACTCTTAGCAATGGCGCAATGACGGCATTCGACGCTATGGCGCAAGGTCTCGCTGGTATCGCAACTGGGGCTATGAGCAGCCGCGAAGCATTTGCAAACTTGGGTCAGGCAATGGCTCAATGGGCAGCAGACGCGTTGCGTCAAATAGCTAAATTGATTGTGCAACAGCTTATCAGCCTTGCTATTCAAAAAGCCATGTCGTCATTCTTCGGCGGTGCGTCAGTGCAGATGCCTGACATTTCAGGCTTCATGCAATATGCCAATCTGTTCCACACTGGTGGTATTGTAGGTGGTGGTAAGGGAGGTGGTAAAAAGTTAAATCCGCTTGTTTTCCAAGGTGCTGTACGCTATCATAGTGGTGGTATTGTCGGGTTAGCTCCAGATGAAGTTCCTGCTGTTTTACAGAAAGGTGAAGAGGTTATTACTAAAGATGACCCTCGTCACAGGAACAATATGAGTCAGAATAACTCATCTGGGTCACCGCTAACGGTAATTAATAGTTTTGACCCGAAAGAGGCATTGAAGCAGGCTCTTCAGTCGAGTGGGGGTAGAAAAATTCTCATTCAGGCTGCTGGGCGTGAGCGAAAGGCTTTCGGTAGATTATGAGGAAATTATGGCTTTTGAAATAGGAACAGCCTCCCACGCAGCGGATTTGTTGTTAAAGCTCGAAAAGTTTTTAACAACAAATCCCACACTCGTGGCCGCTGGGCAACAATGGGAATCACTTAAGGATAATATAATTGAGCCTTATAACAACAATTATGACTTGAATGCGCTTGATAGCTTCGTACTACAACGATGTTTTGTTGGGCGCGGCATGGATGGACAAGACCGCATCTACGTACCGATGGGGATGTCAATTTCGAAAACGCGTCCGTGTTATACCTTGATTGCTTACTTGGCACGCACATGGACACCATCTGTCTCAATAACGAATCAATTTAGACAAAACCTTAAAATTCGAACAGCAATTGCTTTATGGGAAAAACCAATACCATATTGGTTCTTTGCGAACGGTCGACGTTTTATAATTGTTGCTAAAATCGGCAGTACATATATGTCAATGTACTGCGGTTTCGTCTTGCCGTGTGCGACAGATAGAGAGTATCCATACCCACACATGGTGGCAGGTAGCACGAATGATACATACAGTACATACGCTGTTACAGATATTACGAAAAACGGTTCGTTCTGGATTCCAGTTAAAGCGGATTATCATTCCAGCGAAGAGTCAACTTCTATTATGGTTAGTCCAGAAGGACGAATTCTGTATGGAGGAAGTCCTAGTCGAAATACTGGTTTAGGTAATGGCGTAGAACAATTCGTCTTAACTCCGTATGTAAGTGAGTTATATCAAGGTAAAACATACGACAATAATTATGTTTTGTCTCCAATTGGATTACATCAAATTCAAAATGTGTATAACATGCTTGGTTGGTTAGACGGGGCGTTTTACGTTAGTGGTTTTGAAAATTCACCAGAAAACATACTTACTGTTGATGGGGCGCGTTATATATGTTTCCCATCATCCGTGGGAAATAGTTACAACGACTGGTGTGCAATAAAAATGGAATAGTGAAATATGGCTTATTTTGAAAAGGTAACAAAGCGGATTACAACCAATGAATTATTAATCAATGAGATGAAAGATTTCATGATTAAGAGCGGTCTGTTTGTTCTTTTAGAAGAGGCAAAGGATGCTCAGAGAACAGTGTTTACCATGAAACACAAAGGCGGTAAATATTTTACGTTTGCCATAGGGAGAATTGCTTACTATCATTCTGATAGCCAAGTAAACATCTGGACAAAAGTGTTTGTTAACAAACCAGTAATAACATCGCTTACTGTGCAAGATGGCAGCGATAATATCTCGTTTGATAGAATGGTTCGTTGTAGAAATTGTGCTAACAGCGTCTTTACATTACCTATATTGAACCTGTATATGGTGAATACAGGTTCGTTTGTGATATTCGTTTTTGAGACCAAAGGTGGTGTGTATGTTCATCATGCCGTTGGTAAATACGAAACCTACGGGGATATTTCAGGAGGGGAGACTGCTGGAGGTACTCAATTTGAACTAAACAATAATATTGTTATGAGCAGTAACGGAAATATGTCTTTCCCATCAAGCGTAACGCATCCATTTCTCGTAGGACTTGGTAATGGGAATACTAGAGGTGGTGATATTCAGTATTCTGGCTCGCATATTATTCTAAACAACGAGTATGTTGTTGTAAGCGCATACTACGAATACAATGCAGAGGCCAGTAATTCTAACACTCCGACTCGAACATACAAACGGGTGTCAACATCTGCTTATCCGTTTGTAAAAAACGGAACAAATCGGTTTAATGGACGCGCTCCAATGTATCCGTTAAATTGGTACGCGACGTTTCCTACGTCTGACATACATCAACCAGCTATTCCTCTTTTTTATACAAATGAAATTTGTATACTTGCTATTGACGGGATTGAAAACGCCTCCGTTGTTGATGATAAATGGCTGTGCTTCCCGTTAATTTCAAGAAAAGGTACGGGCGACTACACTATGTCAGGAAACGTTGGTATTGCGTATAAAATAAAATAGGGTATGTGACATGGCGTATTTTCAAAATAACAAATCACCAACCCATCAATTACCATACGGAATGGTAAGAACCTATTCTGAAAAGAATAGTGTCTTTGTCGTTCCTGAAACTTCCTTTAAAGAAGTGTTTGTTGGTAGGGATAAAAACGTCAAATCGACTGCAATGAATTATCCTGCTGAGATTGACGTATATCATACCGAGGATGGTGGTAAATATCTGAATGAGCAGGGCTTTGGGATGTTCTATCACCGCGTTATCACCAGTAAATCCTTGTATAATACAGGGGTTGTGACTGGTGATAAAACGGAAAGGTTTTCCATATTCAATGCCCATGAATACCCGATAACCTTAACCAGTACATCCATTGTAAATATTGATGGTATTCGTGTTTTATCAGAAAAGGGAGGGTATCCAATCACAATACCTCCTTATCGCTCGGTTGATATGCGCATTCTGTTGTCTGGTAGTGGTGCGGTTACAATCAACGGTAAAATACTTTTGGATTTCTCCAACGCAGAACGGGTTGTATTAACCGTAACAGGTTCTCGGTTGGTATTGTGGAATGTTGAGCCTAATTGGAAAAGCAGTGTTAATGAGCAGTTTGAATATAAAACAGATATTCTCACCAGTTACAACAAAAAGGAACAGCGCAGGTCGTTGATGACTCATCCGAGACGACGTATTAGTTATTCAGCCAATCCACGGCGTGAGATTCTGACCGAGCTACGCAATACCATTCATGGCTGGCATGACAAAGAGTTCAGTATGCCTTTATGGTGGCAGTCAACAACGCTGAGTAAGCCGATTGCGTCAGGTAGTAACAAAATAACTGTACAAGACAGTCTTCTTGAGTTTGTTAAAGGTGGTCTTGTCGTTTTGTGGCGAGACGGCTCATACACTGATACACTGATGATTGACAGCGTAGACGGCAACGTAATCACAACGGAATCGCTCATCTCAAAAAACTTTCAAGTTGGGGATAGAGTATTTCCAGCGGCACGAATGAGATTGAGTCAGGAAGCATTACTCAATGCCCTGACTTCTCGTGTTGGTGCTATTGATGTTGAGATGACAGGTGATTTTCGAGGCATTCCTATGCCAGAACAAGCACCATCCGCTATAAAAATTAACGGAGTTGAGGTGCTGGATAAGAAGCCAAACTGGGTAAATACACCAACTGAGCGTTACGCCGCTGTAATCGATACTGTTGATTATGGTTACGGTCTTGAACAGGTTTATAATCGAGGTGTTCCTTCTCTTGCACAACGCGAGCTTACGTTCGTAGCAAAAACACCAAGTGAGATTACATGGTGGCGAGCGTTTATTCATCGACAGCGAGGAGCTTTGAAGTCTTTCTTTGTTCCGAGCTACACCAATGATGCGATTGTTGCTTTTGATATTGTTGAAAATTCACATCTCATGACAATCCGTGGTGAAAGTCTTGCCAATATTGTGAACGCTTCGAAAGACCGCAAGTATATGCGAATAGTCACGAAGTCAAAAACGTACTATCGAACAATTGATAACGTTAAGCTCAATGGCGAAAATAGCACAATCACCTTCACAGAAGCATTTGATGCGAACATCCCTATTGGGAATATCATCGAAGTGAATTTCATGCAACGAATGCGATTTGCTGGCGATGATATTGCTATTGAATATTTGAGCAGAAACGTGGCGCAAATAGCAGTAAACCTACAACAGATAAGGGAAATTTAAATGAGCAATGATACATACTTGGATTATGAGAACTCTTACGAGGATGGCAGCCCCGTCGAGTTATATACCATCAATTACTCTGGTAAGTCTTGGTATTACACTACCAGTGTCGAAGATGTTGTATACGACGGTAAAACCTTCCGTGCGGCAGCCATTCGACGTGGGGAGACGGAGGAAACATCAGACGCGTCGAAATCCGATATTGAGGTTCGCCTTGGGCGTGGTAGTGATTTTGGTTCGTTGTTTAAGGTAACACCTCCGAGCGAACCAATCACACTGACCATTCAACAATACCATGCCTTTCTCGGTTATCAACTCCCTGATAAGCAAACAATCACCGTTTGGAAGGGTCGCGTGACAAACGTGAACTGGACAGGTGCTGAATTGGTAATTACCGCAGAAAGTGTATTTTCATCCTTGCTGCGCGTCGGAGTCACTCGTAAATTCAGTAGACAATGCACGCACACACTCTACGGCTCGGCCTGCTCTGTTGCAAGAGGCGCATTCTCCATCCAAGAGACCCCAGTTGGTATTTTGGGTGTTGTTGTATCCATTGCTCATGGTAAGCCAGTAGGATGGTTTAATGGCGGTTATATTCGCTATAAGAACGCCCAGACTGGTGCTGTTGAATATCGGCAGATTGTCAGCAGTGGCGCAAACACAATAACGTTGAACGCAATTCCGTTGGGTATGGAAGTCAATAATACAGAGGTTACAATGTTCGCAGGTTGCGACAAAACGCATACAACATGTCGGGCTAAGTTTGATAATATTGAGAATTACGGCGGCCAGCCATTTATTCCCATCCAGAATCCATTCGGCGGTTCAAGTATTTATTAAGGAGGCTTTATGATTTGGGGTCAACTAGTCTATGCCTTGGTTATGATGGTTGTGAGCTATGCTATTTCATACTACACAGCCCGTCGAGCCAAGCCCCAAGATGCACAAGTTGGTAACTTCGATGTTCCAACCGCAGAAGCAGGTAAGACAATTCCTGTTATATTTGGTACTATACTAATCAAAGATTCGAATGTAATCGATTACTTTGACGCTAAAACCGACGAAATTAAATCATAGGACTGTCTATGCCAAGGGTTTACATACAGGATATTCGTGCTGCTGGTATGTGTAATCACGGCGCACGAGAATGGTTCAGGATACATAATCTGAACTGGTTTGATTTTTTACAAAACGGAATAAGTTTTGATGCAGCAGAACAGTTTAGCGATATTGATGCAAAAACTGTTCTGCAAATTGCCATTAAACGAGAAAAGGAAAATAAACATGGGTGCTAAGAAAAAGAGCGTGGTTATCGGCTATTGGTATCGCCTAGGGGTTCAAATCGCCATAGCACATGCTCCTGTTGATAAAATCACACAACTTGTCTTTGGGGAACGAACTGCGTGGAGCGGTGAGATTCAAGACGGGCATATCGACATCGACAAACGAGACCTTTTCGGAGGTGAAAAGCGTGAGGGCGGCGTTGCTGGCCGAATCACCGTTTACTCAGGTAAAAAAGACCAGCCTATTGACCCGTATGTTGAAACAATGCGCGGTGCGACCTCTGCTCAAAGAGGTCTGTTAACAATGGTATTTGGTTCAGCAGGACGTTCCCAGAAATCCCAGTTGCGAGCAATCAACTTCAATATGAGTATCATGTCTGAATATGCCGAAAGTGCGCTTGGTTATAACCCAAGGGGTCTACTGACAACAAATCGGGAAATAACCAAGGAGCAGGCATATTCGTTTGTATCCAATTTCTATGATGGCGTGCGACCATATCGAGAAGGCTCTAACGAAGACATCAACCGCAATGGACGCAAGGGTGAGTTTGTAGACCCCATTGAAGAACAGAAGAAGATATACGGAACATACCGCGCGGCTGCGTTGATGTACGCATACCGCGCCTTTGTTGTTGGTAATCTAATACAAAACCCGAAAACTCGTATGAGTGCTTCGGAATTTTTCGCCAATGAAATCCGAGACGAAGTGATTGACCGAAAAGGAACGCAGCCTTTCTACTGGGCAGCCATGTCTCCTTATTTTAAATCTATCTGGGTTCGGGTTCAATCCATTCTGGACGGCTGGAGCGGCGGTGGTGCATGGTATCCAGAAAAAGCAATCATTCAAGGCTCAGACCATTTCGCCGACGACGGCTCGCGCATACCATGCAATGACATGAATCCAGCGCATATCATTTTTAAAATTCTAACAAACGCTTCATGGGGCATGGGCTACACACCAAGCGACATCGATGAAGTTAGCTTCAAAGCAGCAGCAGATACATTGTTCAATGAGAGTTTCGGCCTGTCGCTCGCATGGCGCAATGAAGAAGCCATTGAAGACTTCATTGGTAAAATCTTAGATACCATTGATGCAACTCTTCGCATAAACGTAATCACTGGTAAGTTCGAACTAATCCTTATTCGTGACAATTATGATGTGGCAAAGCTACCGACTTTGAATGAAGACTGTATCATTTCAGTTGATAGCTTCGAACGAGCGTCATGGGGCGATAGTCCCAACGAAGTCGTACTAACCTATCGAGACAGGAATGAATCCAATGCGGTTGTTACTGTTCAAAATCTATCCGCTATTGAAATTCAAGGCAACGTCATATCCAGTAATCAGACCTATGAGGGCGTGCATGAACCAGAACTCGCTACGAAAATTGCCCAGCGCGAATTGCATGCCTTAAGCACGCCTCTTGCCAAGATTAGTCTGAAAACAAACCGTTTGGGTTTCCTTCTGCAACACGGCGACGTATTCCGCTTCCAGTGGGATGCTCTGGGTATAGTATCAATGCCATGTCGTGTTATGAATATTACCCGTGGGGAATTTGACGACGGCACAATTACCATTGAGGCTGTGGAGGACGTGTTTGGTATGCCTAAGCAAACATACGCGTCTCAACAAGAAGTGCTGTGGACTGATACGAGACCTCGCAATATTTTACCTGTAAGCAATGTGCGCATCTGGGAAGCACCGTACTATGACGTGGTTGCTTTTGCAGGTGAAGCGGCTGTTAAGCAGGCTAACATGAATGATGGTAACAGTTTTGTTCGCCTACTGGCTGATTCACCTAACGCTGCCGCGCAGTCTTACGATGCCTTGGTTGCTTATAATGACGTTGAAGCCGAGTACAAGAAAGTTCTGACTCAGGAATCATTCACGTCAAATTTCCAATTAGCAGACCCAGTGGGTTATCTTGATGAGGTTTTGACCGTTGCGTGGATTGAGAATCCTCCGTCAAAAATAGAAGACACGATGTACATTGTCATTAAAAATGAAGCAATGCGAATCATGTCTATCAACGAGGAATTAGGAGAAATCCGCGTAGAACGTGCGATTCTTGATACTCTCCCAGATACTCACGGGATTGGCGAGTTTGGTTGGATAACAGATGCCCGTGACGGTGCGGATGAAACCTTCCACGCTCAAGGTGATAGGCTGCATTATCGATTGCTGACAAACACCACGCGAGGAACTCTTTCTTTCGAGAACAGCACTGTATTTGAAGCAACGCTGGAAGGCCGTGCGTACAAACCTTTACCTCCAGCCAACGTAATGATTAATAGCATGGATTACCCGTCAGAAATGCTATCTACGGATACACTTAATTTAACGTGGGATGGTCGTAACAGGAAGTTCGCATCTTTGAAATACTCTTGGAAAGCAGGTCATGCTGCACCAGAAGAAAACACAACATATTCCCTGAAGATTGTAGAAACCAACACAGAGAATGCCGTTTTTGAGCAGGATGGTATTACTGATTTCTCACTTGCGGTTAAACCGCCAAAGAATAGGAAATCCGTTGTGCTGCCGACTTCAATTACAGGTCTTGTGTATCACTACAATTTCAAGAATACGCGAGCACCTGTCGCTGGAACGAATAATACCCAATTTGTATCAAAAGGCACTAGTTATACCGATGGGGCTGTCACAGGTGACAAGGCAATCGAGTTTTCTGGAGACGGGTTTGTTAAGTTATCAATGGACGCAGCGTTGAATAACAACTCTTTTGCAGTGGGTGCTCGATTTAGGCATGATTCCGAGGCGCACAGGGTTTACATTCCCCAAGATAAAACAGGCAAAGGCCGATGCGCTTTGTGGACGGATACAAGTAACGTTTACTTCGGATTCTATTCGTTCGGGAAATTGCGAGCCATTGTCAAATCGCCGATTGAGGATATTGATAGATGGTCGGATGTTGTCGTAAACGTCGACTATTCGTCTGGAAAAGTTTCTTTGTGGGTCAACGACGGCGAAATTTCTTTAGGAGTAATAAGCCCGTTATTCAAATTGTTTACCTACACTGCTTCAGAACCTGTCAACTTATGGATTCGGAAGACGGCAGTAGCTAATGCGTTTGAGGAAGGTTCGGCGGATTTAGCCGATTCCTTGAAGGAAGCAGCCATTAGTGATTACATCCCAGTAACTGCTGGTGCTAAGTATTCATATCGAGCGTGGACGAATGAAAATTCGTATGATGGTGGTGAGAACCCTGAAACTTTCTATTGCTTCTATGATGCGGCTAAACGTCCTATAAACACTCCAGCGAGTGTATATAGCGGTGTTTATAGAAGTAATGGTACAATTGCACAAGGGACGACGATAACTGCTCCAGCGAAGGCTGCGTTTATTCGAATTGGTTCGAATAGGCTGTATGACGGCCTTGCGATGTTTGTTAACGGGACTACAATACCGTCTAAGTTCAACGCCGCTGCTAATGATACCTTATTCACGGAAGTGAACGATGGGGTTTATGTTGGTAAAGGGTCAATCCCAGACTCGGATGGTGCATACGGTGCTAAATTCGACAACTCTATAGTGTTGGATGAATTATTCGTTTTCAACAAAGCATTGAACGAGTCTGAATTTAAAGCGGTTTGCAATTCGATGTTGCTCGCCAAGTGGCCGCAGCATATCACGATTGAACTTGCTTCTAAGCGTGATAACGTCGAGTCTTGGCAAACTTTCACACACTCAATGACAACCAAATAACATGCTGCTAATATACAGGGGTTAATTCCCCTGTATATGATTAATTTTGTTAACCATGGAGTTCAAATCAATGAAATCTATAAAACAATGGGTGGTTGTACACTTTGCAACCGAAATAAAACTATTCACAATATTCGTGATGCTTTTGACAGTGGCTGTCATGCTGTATGACCGACATGTGAATGACTCGGTAATGCCGAGTTTCTACCATGTTAGCAAGCATGACTGGTGGTTCTGGCTGCTTGCCAACCTATCGGGTGCAATTGTAAATATTGCGCTGTTGATAAATACCAAGTGCATTAAATGCAGATTGATTAGTGATTTAATGTTACAATTATCAGGGTTTCTGATTTTGTTAATGGGGTGGGCGTTTATTGCATTATTCCCGCCACTAAACGGTTTCATGGTAGCGTATCCAGCCTGGGGTATCCTGATTATTGTTGCAGGTCGTCACATGGGGAAGCGTAACCGCGAACTGCATCAACAATTGGGATAATAAAATGTGGAACGACATACTCAGCTTAAATACAATAGTAGGCATGGCGGCAGCATCGATTGCCGTACTTTTAGGGGTTTCCATTAAAGAAGTCGGGTATCGAGTTTATATCTTGGTGCTTATTACAGCAGTTTTGAGTTCTGCTGCGGTGATTGAGACTTGGATGGGAAGCAGCACAGTGATGAAATCAGCTACGGTCGGCTGGGTCATCGGTTATATCTCTGACGACGTACTCCTGACAATTAATGCCCTCTTACCTGATTTTATTAAAGACTTGGTCGATACTGTAACTAATGGCGTTAAGCGAAAGCTGAGAAAGTGGTTTGGTATTGACGAAAACGACAAAGACGGATACAATTAAATATACCTAAAGACGGTATATTTTCCTTTATTTGAGTGGGTTAAACCCCTCCGATTTAAAAGTCGGAGGGGTTATTTTTATTTGTCGCCAGTGGCAACGGCAGCTTCGATTTTCGGAGCAAACATACTGGAGACAGTGCATTTGATGCGCGGACAATCCTTACGGTCAACAATATCGCCAGTTTGCGGATTAATGCCCTTGCCGCCTTTGCGCATGGTTGCTTTCATGCGGCAAATATCACCAATCAGCACGGTCTTGCCAGTCAACAGGGCTTCATCCAAAGTCTTGATGAAGTTGTTGTATTGGGCGGTAGCTTCGGCCTTGCTCACATTGCCGTTCTTCATCAACATAGCGATGAAGGTTTCTTTATTTACGTTCTTCATTTAATTTATCCTTAAGTGTGTTGTAAACATTAACAAGTGCGTCTTTCGACGCGGAACACTCATTATACTTGGTAATGGTGTCAAATTGCCATAAATAATTAGCTTTTGCGCTCAAATCGGTGATTTCTTCCAGTGGGGCGCATGGGGTAGCCAGATTATTTGGCAGGGCTGGTATGGTTAGGTGTGAGATAACGGCTTCGGATTTTGTCGTTGAGCAGGCCGATACCAGTAAGCTCATGGCAATTACCATTGACGTAAACGCCCGTTTGCAAGAGTTTAGCAATTTCATTTCGTTGAACCCTTTCTTCTTTGATTTCGTTGATTACATATTCGCTATGACGAGCGAACTCTTCGTTTAGGTCGGCTGAGAGCGTCTGAGAGAGCTTTTGCGTGTCAGACAATACCTTTGCCATAGCATCGGCCTTACCCTTCGTATATGACGCTTCTACAAGCCCTTCTACGCGATACTTCTCAATCACGCCGCCGATAGCCAGAACAATGATGGCGGCGATAACAATACCGATTGGTTTTGTGAGATATTTCATCATTGCTTCATGGCCTCCGCAAGTTTGACGTGATAGCGGTTCTTCTCATAACCTGCGCCGTTGTATGCACGGGCAAAAGAGCGACACTTCTCAGCGTCTGTTGAGAGCATGTTGTAGGCAGGCAGAATCTTGGCAACATTCAGGATGTAATTTACCAGCAATTCGTATTGAGCCATTTCGCTACGGCTACACGCGTGTAGCATCTCGATTGGATGGTTGTAGCCGCATTGCGCATAGTATTCACCCATGACTTGAAACTTGCCGATAGACACGCTCATAAGCGCAGCCAGAGGGTCTTTGCCGATGGCCAGTGAGAGTTTCTCCCAACTGTCATTAATGCCGTTGTTATTTGCATCCATGGTGTAGTCACCAGCCAAAGGATTGGCGAACCACGACTTCACACGATTGACCGCATTGTGAACATGCTTCCAGAACTTGTGGCGTTCGTAGAGGATTTTCGGCAGGCCGCTGTTAAACCAACCACTACCAGCACTTTCAACCTTGGCAATGGCTTTAATGCGCTTATCGTTTACGTCACCGAGGCGGCGAACCAGTGATTGCATTTCTTCAGCGGTGATGGCTTTTGCGTTTCGGCAGGTCATAGCCGCGATGAATTCCGCACGGGATGACGTACCCCATACGCCGTCGACTTCCAGATTTGTGCCGCAGTTCACGTTCAGCCATGCCTGAATCCATGCGACATCCATATCGCGTGCTATCGCGCGTTGCGTAACGCTCAATAGCGGTGTTTTGTAAGTATCCATATTAAGTATCCTTTTATAAAAAGAACCCTCAGTTTACCGCGAAACCGAGGGTTTATCAATTACAGGGTAATATCGCTCAAATCTTCGCTGTTGACTTCCGCGTCGATTTGCCCAATCAGGTAGGATGAAATCTCAACTTCCTGCGGAGCAACCTGTACGTTGTCAGATGACAGCCATGCGTTAATCCATGAGATTGGATTCTGCGTCGAGTTCGGGAACAACATATCAAGGCCGATTGCACGCATACGCTGGTTGGTGATGAATTCAACGTAATTGTTCAGGATGTCTTTGTTCAGACCCAGCATAGAGCCGTCTTTGAACAAATAGTCAGCCCATTCTTTTTCCTGCTCCACGGCGGTTTCGAAGATTTTCACAATCTCGGCCTGATGTTCAACCCAGATTTCAGCCATTTCAGGGTCATCCGCACCAGTTCGCCAGTAATTGAGGATGGTCTGCGTTACAGACAGGTGCAAAGCCTCATCACGGGCAATGAGCTTAATAATCTTAGCATTACCCTCCATCAACTCGCGCTCGGCAAAAGCGAAAGAACACGCGAAGGAAACGTAGAAGCGGATTGCTTCCAGTACGTTAACGCATACCATGCACAGCAGCAAGCGGCGTTTGAGTTCTTTGCGGTCATACTCCATGCCCATGTGCATACGCATCGCGTATTGAATCAGGTCATCATAGTAATCACCGATGGCCGTAGCGCGGCGCATGATTGCTTCATTAACCATGATGTCGTCGAGTACCGTTGACGGGTTCGGATACACATTGCGGATGATGTGGGTGTAGCTTCTGGAGTGAATGCCTTCGAAGAAAACCCATGCGTTGATGAACTCTTCAATTTCAGGTAACGATGTCAGCGGCAGGAACGCTACTGAAGGGCTGCGGCCTTGAATTGAATCGAGAAGGGTCTGGTATTTCAGATTGCTGGTGAAGATATGCTTCTCGGCATCGCTGAGTTTACCGAAGTCGATACGGTCGCGGCTCAAATCAATTTCATCGGGTCGCCAAAAGAAGCTGATTTGTTTTTCATACATCTTGTCGAAAAACTCATACTTCTGTTTGTCATAACGCTGAACGTTGATATTGTTGCCTAAGAACATGGGTTCAGCAGTTGCATCATTCACGACTTTCGGGAAGATGGAGTATTGGTTATTGGAATTCACGCTTAAGACCTTTCTGTTTATCACGAGTACGCTGTTTGCGTTTCATCGCCATGTTGTACGCGCGTTGGCAATCATGGCATCGGTAGAGGTATTGAGTACCGCTCGCATAATTCTCATTTCGTCGGTAAGGGAAATGGTCTTTATCCAGCGGATACTCAACACCGCAGTTTTTACATACACGGAACTTAGTCATCGGAATATTCCTTTTTCACGACGGCCTCCCCATGCTCATCGAAGATGATAAACGCCAGTTTTGCCTGTGGGTTCTTGCGTTGCAATTTAGCACATTCACGGCGTGCATTCTTTTCAATTTCAGACAAGCCTTTGTGATTTGCCACTGGTGTTGTGTGAGTCTCGACATACGCTGCTGCGTTGTTGTCGTATTCCATAAAACAGATTTTGCGTTTCATAATAGTCTTTCAGTTGTTGGTTAATATGCGATTTTTTCGAAGTTTATTGTTTAATTCTTTCAGAGCCATTGCGTAACGACGGGCTTTGTTATGGGTTTCAAACAAAAAACCGTCTTTTTGCTTACGCTCAAGGTTTTCTTTTGCATTACGCGTACACTTGGCAGAGACCACTTTGATGTCACCAGCCGTGAGTTCTGGTAAATAGTATGTATCACCAACAGTAAGCTCATCGTTGTATGGTATTGGGAACGTAACACCTTCAATCTGTAATTGCGTAGGCTTTTGTCGATAGAGCTTATCAACAGACCATTCAGGATTCTTTCGCAGAGTTACCCATTTATCAGCCTCTGGGTCGTAAACTTCCCAAAACTTCCAAGGTGAATCACTTACTACCGCGTCTTTTGCGTACAGTTCCATCAATTTTGCATGAATATGTTTAGCCATTTTAGTCTTTCGTTTACTGATTAAAATATTCGATGATTTTGTTGTTTAACTTGCTCAGTGCTTCAATATAACGTTCACAATCTTCCGATTGTTTAAAAATGAGACCGCGTTTCAGAAGGTCGTCAAATTTCTCAAGATTAGAAGAATGTCTTTTGATTGCTGAGATGCCGATACCTTTATCAAACACATTAATCGTGTAAAACACACGCCCTGAGCTAATTATCTCAAACGGCACATAGGGTTCGGGGAATTCAATGCCGTCAATTTTAGCCATTTTCGGTTTACGACGATATTCACAATCAGAACCCCATATCGGCCATGTTCCCATTGGAATCCATGCTGGGTCGCCTTTTAGTCGAACTTCCCATAATTCCCATGGTTGTTCTGTCGTCATCGCGTCTTCAGCGTAGAGTTTCATGAGTTCTGCATGTGGATGTTTAGCCATTTGAATTTTCCTTTTGTTTATCAAGTAGTGTTAGAACGTAGGCAATCGCCTCATTGATGCGCTTACTCTCTTCCCAGTTGGAACGTTTGGCCGCATCATGCAATTCTGGGGTGAGAATTTCGGGGATAACTGCCGAAAGGTCAACCGCAATATCTTCCCCATCGTAATCGCTGTCTTTGGCCAACAAAGCCGTGACGGTAATTGCTATAAAGTATCCTTCCCTGCTAAAGTAGTACAGATAACCACTATGGGATAAATCAACATCGTGAACACTAAGCTGGTCAACTGCTAAACGCATACGTTCGACACGAAGTGTCATTCAGTCGACATATTCCTCAGTGCTTTCTGCATCACAACGTAGTAAGTTTTCAACGATGAATGTGGGAGTAGCACCCATTTCAAACAACAGCATACGGAGATTATCAACACCACGCACAATCTCGTATAACCTGTTGTGCAACACATCGTCATCTTTTTCAGTGATATTCATAATTTAATACTCCTTAAATACACCATATTCTTTTGCTTCTACCACATTCCAAGGTTTGTCGATATATCGTACCCGACCACCTTTGGTGTGGGCATACCGTTCACCGAATACACGCAGTTTAATCTTGCCTGACTTGGTGTAACCGAGATGGTTGCAATACATCAAATAGTGAATCTTTGATTTACGATTCAACGAATGCTTGCATTGTAGAAGGTATTTTCCGTCCCAATAAACTGGCTGTTCTTTACAGATTCTCATGGACTGTCAACTCCCCTTCCTCCTCACATTCAAGCATGTGTTCAAACACATACGCGATAGATTCTGCTACTTTGCGAATATCTTCAGGTTTTTGGTCTTCGATACATACGTCGAGCAGTGGTTTCAACAACTTCGGCACAATTTCTTCGACGGTTAACACGAACATCTCCCCGTCATACAGCGAGTCGTCACTAAGTAATTCTTCAATCTTACCCCACGAAACACCTTCTTTTTCGCTGAAGTAATAAACATTTTCGTTATATGGTAAGTCAACGTCATTATCGTACAGGCAATTTAATGCTGAACGAACGCGCTTATAACGGTCTTGCCTATTGATAATATCCTCTTCAACGCCATCAATTCTGTCTGTACCTAAGATTTTGTGAATCAGTGCGGCAGGGGCTTTCATGCTCAACATTTTCTCGGTTAAGCGCGATAACTCAATGTTTACCATAAGCAACATCTCACGCAATTCTTCGTCGGTATGTTTCATTTTCAAGTTCCTTCGTTTGTTGTTGGTGAGTGAATAATATCAATGCCTATAAGTATTGTCAAGCAATTAAAAAGCACTTAACCGTAAAATACAGCTAAGTGCTTAATTTATTACAACATTAAGTTACTGACGAATTTTCTTTTCAGTAACAACTGCTGGTTCACGAACCACCACGGTTTCTTTGACAATCACCTGCTGTGGTGCGGCAACTGGTTTCGGTTTTGCACCGAAGAAGTATGCCGCGCTCAAGCCGACACCAATATTCTTGCGAGTATCAGCCGACACGCCACCTTTAAAGCCCCACTTACCATTTTCGGTGATATGTGACGCGCCGATAGCAATAGCGGCTTCATTCTTGAACGAACCTGCGCCGACAGTGATTGCGCTTTGACCTGCTTCGTATGGCTGCATCATTGTGCCGATTGCGATTGCACCTGCAATACCTGCATTGCTGTCGCGTCGGTTTTTATTGATGTCGTTACGAATTGCGTCGAAGTTGCCTTCAATCAGCTTGTTCAGTTCGGTGATTTTGTTACGCAAATCACGGTCGCGCAGCTTCAGGCTATAAATTTCCGACTCCTGCGTTTCCATCCAACCAGAGTATTGCTGTACCGTGTGATAGACGTTGGTGATGCGTTCGCTGTTTGCCGCAATGCGAACGTCCTGCTCGTTATTCACCTTCACATTGGTGCTGACCTGCGAAGCCACGGCATATAACTGCGAGCCGTTGACAGCATCGGTTGATGTTTGGGTTACGTTACCAGCAGCCACGTTCTGCAACTGGCGTTCAAAGCCTTTCGAACCGATAGAGACCGCCGATGTCGGGCGATGACCAGCATACTTGCCGTAGGTAACGCCATCAATGGTGCTGCTGACAACGCCTTTGAAGTCGCTGGTTGTCGAGTTGAAGCCGATAGCCACGCCGCTGTAATGCTCGGTTTTAGCGTTTGTACCAATAGCCGTGCTGAATCGGGCTTCTGTCGTAGCACCGCTACCGATAGCCGTTGATTGGTCGCCGCGAGCCACTGAGGACTGACCCAGAGCCGTACTTTGGCCACCAATGGCGTTTGCGTGCAGGCCGAGTGCGGAGGAGCTATTGCCGATTGTCGTAGCGTGTGCGCCCACGGCGGTCGATGCAGAGCCTTCGGCCAGTGTACCTTTACCCAACGCTGTCGTGGAGTAACCCTTAGCCCACGACGCGCTACCGAATGCCTGTGAGGTCACGCCGCTTGCCTTGGAGTGTGCGCCCACGGCGGTCGATAGATTCGCGTATGCGTGGGAGTGCATACCCATCGCGGTTGAACCATCGCCTTCGGCGGTGACGTAGTTGCCGATAGCGACCGCACTGCGACCGACTTCCGCCATCGTTAATTGGGATGATGCTACGAGCGTAACGCACAGAGCAATGAGAGTTTTCTTCATGGTAGAACCTTTCTTTGGTAAGTTAAATATCGTCTTCGTCACGATGCTTAAAGCGCATCTCAACTTGACGCTGGGTTCGGCGAGCAATCACCGATTTGGGTAGCGGTTTCGGGTAAGAAATACCGCCGTGCATGACAGCATTGCGTCTGTCAAAATTACTACGGAATACCTTGATGTCATTCCGCGATAAGCGTTTCATTGTTGTAGCCATGTTAGTCCTGTTTAGCCAAGTATTGAGTAACGTCGGTAATATACCCGATTTGACGAATACAGTCTTCATAGGCATTGTGCGTTGCTTCAGGTACTGTTTGCTGCAAACGAGGGAACATATCCCCGATTGTTCGGAGTGAGCGACAATCACGAACTTCCCAGAAATTAATCAACGTCATGTTTGGGTTGATAATGCGTTTGAAAGCGTTGTTGAGTAATTCCACGTCGAACATACCTGTATTCCATACAAGGAGACCGCCATCGCCGCGAGCGTCGTCAAACAGAGCTTGCATTCGATGTAACGTGGAGGCCAGAACCTCTTTATCCTCGTCTTTGGGATTCAGTAATTTGGCAAGATAACCACGGTTTGTTTTATACCACCACTCAAGAGTTTCTACGCTGATAATAGCACCTGCTTGTTTATCCAAGCCATGACGTACATGAAATGTGCCATGCTTATACACTTCACCAGATACAGGGTCAAAACAAACCAAAGCCGTTTCAAGGATATGTGCATTCGATTCTGACGAAAGTGTTTCTAAGTCGACCATGAAGTGATGTTTGTTATTGATTACTTTCATTTTGATTTCCTTCTTTGAGTTTAGATTTGCATGTTTCCAACATGCCGATTAGGGTATCGAGTTCCTCTTCAGCTAAATCGGCAAACGCATAATTAGTTTCTGTTCCGTAGCCTGTGACTGGATGGCAAACGTCCTCACGAGTATGCTCAATGATGATACGAGCCAAGCCATGTTCGCTGGAAGGTGACACAATCTCCACGCGCAAAGTGCTTTGGTGTGTTGCTGTAACACCATCACGATTAATGCCGTGCCAGAACATAACCTCAAGTTTATCTTTATATTTCATATCACATACCCACGTCGAATGCTTTGAATTTGTCTTTAAACTCACGCATTGGGCGCGTATAAACGACACCTGTTGATTCAGAGCGGTATACAGCCTGCTCCAAACCAGACACCTCTGAACGTGCTACCAGCAAGAGTCGATATAGACCGCCTTTATAGTGCTGCTAGAGTGGGAAATCATGTTTGGTTTTACCATATAAGGGTGCGCCACTGCCTTTGCTTTTTGATGAAATACCGAGCATATTTTTCAGAAATTTCAGAGCCATTTCAGTTCCTTTTGTTTGTTGTTGGTTGATGTGTAAATATTATATTCAAGCATACGTATTGTCAAGCAATTAAAAAGCACTTAGCCGTAAAATATAGCTAAGTGCTTCATTTGTCAGAGTATTAAATTACAAATTATTTATTGTAAGAACCCTGTTTCGCTGAATAACCGTATTCGCCGACACGCTGTTATCAAGCCAGTTGGCACGAACTTGGTTAATCAGAGACTGTGTATAGATGTCGTTATCGGTGTAGCTGATTTGTGCAGCAGGATTGCCCACATAGAAGCGTGAGGTTGGTCGACCGAAATCAGCAGGCAAGTGCAACTGATTATTGCGGAAGAACAGTTTATCGGCGGCCTTCAAAGACGTAGCCTTGGTGACGGTGTTCTTCGAAGTAACCTTCACGATGTTGTTTTCGATAATGACAGAATGGTCGTTTGCAGCATTGCTGTTCTCTTCAACGTAGAAAGGCACGCCGTCGCAATATTCGCATTCCATGATATTGTCGGAGAACAAGAAGTCACCCATGCCGTATTTTACAGCTGGTGCTTTGGCAAACGCAGACAGGAACGAAGTCAGACGACCATTGCCAGTGATTCGGTTGTTCCGAATCTTCACGTTTGGCTTGGCTTCTTGGTCGTTGTTTCGATACTCGATGCACCAATACGAACCACGCTGAATCGTGTCGATTTTATTCATACCCGTAATCGTGTTACCTTCGATGATGATTTCGGGATTGACCTGTGTAACCCATTGCTGCCATGGTTGCTGCTTGATTTCGATGCGAATACCGCTTTCACGATAGTAGTCCATATTCAGGTCTAACTGCGCACCTTCTGCAACATTCTCATCACGCTCAAGTACAAACGTACCGTCGAAGTGGATAGTGTTGTTTACAAGACGGATGTAGGCCACTGGATACTGGCGGTTCTCGTATGCAAAACCATGTAGGCGGTTATCGAGGATGTTGTTCTCTTCGGCGATGAAGTCAACGGCATCATGGGAATCAAGACCTTTGCGATAGTTACGCTCAAGTTTGTTACCCTTAATCATGCTATTCAAGCCGAAATTCAACGAGCCTGACAGAGCGGTAATGCCATAACCAGTGCCGCCGTTTGCTTCATGGCCGTTATGGTGACAGTAGTTGTTAAATGCTTGGAAGTCTTTTTGCCACGCGTAGGCGATACCAGCCACGCGGTTATGGTGCGAGTGACACTCGATAGCGCGGTTGCCGCTGGCCTTAATAGTCGCCTCACGCAACTGGTCGAGGGTAATAGTACCTTTCTTAAACTGCTCACCCAGAGCAACAACCTCACCATTGTGAGAGGTGAAGAAGATACCGATACGGTTAGAGCCTTTCGATTCTACGCGCTGAACCAGACCGTTGGTAGTATCAACCATCATAATATTCATGACAGAACCGCGATAGGTCTCGCCTTTCCAGTGGAAAGTGCCTTTGTATTCAATGCTGAAATCTTCCAGTGTTACGTCTGGAAGGCCGTCGACGATGATACCGCACCACTTACGGGCATCTGTTTTGTTCGTGTTCGCGTCCCAGTTTTCAGGCTGCTCCCAGTTGAAAACGATGTTGGTTTTGCCCATACCAGCACCCTTGATACCACGGATACCAGCATGGCGTTCGTCCATACGAATCTGTTCGTCTAGGGTGTATGTGCCTTCACCGAACTCGATGAAGGTCTTTGTTGCTGCGGCGCATTCAATCGCCGTCTTAATCGCCTGACTATCACTCATGCCGAGTGCTTTGAGCAGGTCAACTTTCACATATCCGATTTCACAAGACATGCCTTACTCCCGTTATTGGTAAAAAAAAACAACCCATAGTTTACACTATGGGTCGGGGAAGCACTAGGCTTGATTCTGCGAGGCGTATACCTGCAACACGCAAGACAGGTCTTCTTTAGACACGCCGTGCTTCTCAGCAGCGGCATTCAGGTCTACAAGGGCTTCTGTAATCAGCACGACCAATGCGTCGTCAGTCAAGTCTTTAACCTTCTCCGATACGTTGGTGCATTTGCGGATTTTGTCAATGCCAATCAGATGGTTTTTGAGCTTAACCGCGTCGGTGAGCAACAGGCGCACTTGGTCAATATGGGTATTCGGCACAACCAATACAGTCTGACTGTCTTTCGGATTCGAGCCGATGCGCAGAGTTACCGCACTGTCGTCGACGACGGCGTGGTACTGGCCGTAGCTCAGTGTTTTCGCTTGGGTACAAGTCATTATTTAACTCCCGTGCTACCGAAGCCGCCTTCGCCGCGTTCGGTGCTTGACAGTTCGTCGACTTCTTCGAAGGCAACCTGTTCGACAGGAATAATCATCGCCTGCGCAATGCGTTCGCCGACGGCTGGCATACCGTGGATGCTAACGTTTAGTTTGCGCAGCTTGACACATACTTCGCCGCGATAATCAGCATCGATTACACCCGTACCATTTACTAAGGTAATGCCGTTTTTGAAACCGTGACCACTGCGGCTGTAAATCATCATCACATGGCCTTCTGGTACTTCGAATTGCAAACCTGTGCCGTATGTAACGGTGCGCTCAATATCGTCAGCAGTGTCGATAATGCGTGCAGCATACAGGTCGAAACATGCTGCACCCTTGCTGCCGTATACAGGCACTTTCGCGTCGGGGTGAATCTTCTTAATCTTGACGTTCATTGTCTTCTCCATATAAACCCGTGAGGGGTTGTTTTAAAAATCTGTCGACTAAAGCCATACCGATTTTAGTCTTAACGTAGCGAGCGCACAACTCTTTAAAGTAGACACGCTGCATACGGAACTGGCCTGTCACTGGTGCGAAGATAACGCCTTCTTCACCGAGGCTGTCGAGTTTCACGCGTTCGCCGAAGCTTAGGCACGCAAGGTCAACAGTGCCGCCTTCGATGAATGTAAGCAGTAAATACTCTTCCAATTCCATTTGGCGTTTGCTGGTGTCGTTAATCACCCCGAATAATTCGTCGGTGAATTGACGGCGAGCGCAGCCGCAATCATCATTTGCCTTCATAGGTACTCCGTCCCCAGTCGCAAGACAGACTGATTTGTTGGGCAGAACCCACTGGTGGTTTGAACTCCAGTGCCAGACAATGAACGAGACGGTCATCGGCATAGCGTACTGCATACTCATTCATGACATACGGTTTGTTCGGCACACTACTAACCGCAACACGCGTAACATTTTTGTTAAAGCGTTCTTTGTCAAAACTGTCGTCATGGGTTTGCACATTTGGGTGACAGGCTGTTGTCGCAAACGTAACGTACAGCATGCACGCCAGTAATTTCAAACTTCGGCTCATCACTACACCCCTTTGCTTTCCAAGATTGCGCGATACGGCTTCCAGTCTCGGAAGTTGCGGTTTTCGTTGCGATATACCTCCGCGTTGTTGAACAATGCCTGATGGTCGAACGGTGACATGTGGCCTGCTTCAATCAGTCGGTCGGCAAGTTTCAGGTCTTCATCGACAGACGGCTTCAGTTTGTTGTGATTCAGGTACGATACACGGGCACAACGTGCGGCTGAAATTTTCGCTTTCTTTGTGTATTTGCCTAAGAAGCTGTTGTCGTTGAGTTCATCCTCAGACAAATAGGGGAGATGCCACGGACGTTGAACTGGAACGGATTCATCCATTGCCTTCTTAATCGCTTTTGCCAGTGCTTGAATTTCAGGCTGTGCGTCATCGGCAATACGCAGTTTGAAGAAGTTATCCCACTCGGTCGCGGTGATGATGGTTTCCGCCCACATAAACGGTTCGAGAATACGGTTAACAACCTGCTTATGCACGCCGATGTCGGCGAGCAGTTGAGCAGTATTGGCAGCAAAATGGGCTGCCTCCCTCCAGACACTCTCAGCAGCAGCGGCACGGCCTTTATCTAACTGCTGCTCGGCAACCATGCCTGCTTGGTTCTGACCCCAGTGTACGGGCACAACAGGTTCTTTACGAACCATATCAATCAGCTTGGTCGTCGGCACGGCACGGCTTGATGCGGTACTGCGGCTGAATACGCGATGGGTGTTCAGTTGAGGCAGGATAAAGCGAGGGTATTTGACTTGCACCGAGGTAATACGAGTACCACCCATGATGCTGTCGGCAATTACTTGGCATTCAATCATTTTTGGCTTCCTTTTTAGGAGTTACAGTTTCGTACAAAAAGTGGGAATGTACAATCAGTGCTGCCAGCATAAAGAAGAGCGATACGAGGAACACGAGAATATCGCTTACGCCTTTTGCGCTGAACAGTTTGTCGAGCAATTGTGCATCGACATAGAAAAGAATCAAGAAAACCACCACGTTTTTGATGGCATACAGAGCATTTACTTTCATTTATTTCACCTTTCGAATGATGAGTTTAGAGAATTTATCGTCGATTTCGGCGAAACCAACGACGTAATCGGGTCGGTAATAATCGCTAACCATCAATTTAATTACTTCATCGCTATCGGTCTCAACATTGATACCGACTTCAGCACAGTTTACGAAGTTATATTTGCTTGACAGTTCGTTTATTTTGTCGTGAATATCTTCCGTCAAAAATACAGAGTTATTCACAAGGTCTATGATTTCGTATTCATCCATTTTAATCACGCCCCAACACCATGATTACTTTTGTCAGGAGTTCGTAACGAGATGATGCTGTTGTCACGAGATATTTACCACTCCAACCGTTGTATTTCTTAAATACGCCCTTGGTCAAGCCGAGTACAAACTTTTCGTTAACAACACCGTCTTTTGCAAAGTATTCAATTGGAATTATGTAACGAGGATTCCCGTACTTGTCGGCCTTGACTGAGCCAACATCGTTGCAGTTCAAAACCCGAACTAATTGCTTTTTATCTTCACTGTCTGGCATAGGGTCGAGCATTCGGCTGATGTCATCATAGTATAGAACACCCCGATAATCCTTAATGAGTTTCGGAAGTTTGAGGTTGTGCTGTTTAAACAACCGTTGGGCTTCTTTGTTGTAGGCCATAATCTTTTCCTTTGTTTGTCGTTGGTTGATGAGTGAATAATATCGATACGCTTAAGTATTGTCAAGCAATTAAAAAGCACTTAGCCGTAAAATAGAGCTAAGTGCTTCATTTAATAGAGTATTAAATATAGCCTAAATTGAATTGTTTTAACAGTTTTTGTTCCATGCTGAGAATATCCTGAGTATTGTGAACAATCAGGTAATCGACCCAATTGCCATCTACCATAATTACACCTTTCTCACCATCATCTTCGCCTTCAATAAGCAGGTCAGCAAATTCCTCACTGACATGACCGTTCACAGAAGGAACGTCACGATGAATACCAATCAACAGGTCGCAGATAGCGGCTTCGTTTTCAAAGCGAACGTCGGGAATAATAACGTCTTTGTATGAATTCTGCATAAGACGGACGAAGAAGTCATCCATACAGAAACGGAAATATTCAGTGCCGAGCAACTGCATGAATTTGCGCGGTGATAACTGCTCGTATGGAGCTGGATATGTACAATCACCCTCGCTGTCGATAAATACAAGGCGTATGAGGTTGTAAAAGATTTTCTCATCGTTTGTAATGGACTGGACTTCCTCAGTCTTCAAGAACGGAATCAGCCAGCCTTCGCGCAGTTTGTCAAAACCTTCAACATCGAAAGGCATTGGTGTCTCCTTCTTATCGCGCTCCAAGCAATCATCGCCGAAGACGAACTTGGCTGCTTCATGTAAAGGCCGTGCAAAAGATGCAATAGGCATGTTTTTGAGTTTGCTTAAAATTTGAGCAGCGGTGTCTTTACCAACGCCTGCTTTACCAACTAAACCGATAATCATGATATTTTCCTTATGCTAAGTGTTTGTATTAAACCGCCCAGTCTTTTAAAACCGAGCGGTTGATTCAGGATTTAGATTTTGCAAGCACCGCCAGCGCAACCATCATCCTCTGCTGTTTCGGGGTCAAAACCGCCTTCAACAACTACGCCTTCGACGGCATCCAGCGCGTCGAGGTTATCCATATCGAACGTATCGTCCTTTTTGCTCAGTAGACATTACAAGTCCTCCAATTCATCGGTTGAGACAATCTCTTCCTGAACGACGACGGCCACGGGTTCTTCACCTGAGAGAAGCGAATTGTCATTCACGAAGCTCTTGGCCGCATTATACGCTAACCACGCAATCAGTGGGGCTTGTTCGAATTGGTGTTCAACGTCGAAGCTGGTTGTGTACTCCATTGCACTCGGATAGTCGCTATGCTCGGTCACAACATCATCCGTTTCGTCGTACATCCAGATAACCTGCTTCACGCCTTGCCATACGTTGATTTGTGGCATTTCGTAGTGGGTAAAATGGGTTGGTTTCGGCGGTTCGGCAGCCCCACCGCGATAATGCTCACCAGCCGAACTCATATATGCAAAAGCGGTAACTAAACCCAGTTGGTATTGATGCTCTGCTGGTTCAAAGTTCGGGTCATCGTCTTTGTTAGCGACAAAAACTTTCTGCGCTTTGCTATCCCAGAAGAACGCAACATCTTCCAACTCGAAACCGAACCATTTTTCGATGCGGCGCTTCCACGAATCAGAGTTGCTCTTGGAAGCCGCACCATCACCAGCTAAACGCGCTTCTTCCTTGATGGAGTTCTTAATATCGTGCAAGGAGTAAATGCGAACCCCTTTGCCGCCGTATACGCTGTCTGCGTTGGTGTAGAACGCAACATTCATGCCAGTGATGAGTGCCGAGTTCAACGCGCTAGTGTGTTCCATTGGGAATTCTGGAAGAAAAACGCTTTCGCCTTTGCCTAAGCGTTTTTCTTGGAGTTGCTGGGCAATCTCGGCAATAGCCGATGTTGTGATTGGATACGCAACACCAGCTTCGTAAGGTAACTGTATTGACATGACATTAACCTTTCGCTTTTGTGAGCAGCTTCAGAATATCAACGCACATCTGCGTATCAATATACCATTTGCCGCGTTTGTCATCAACGGTTTTATCGGCAGTCGTAGCCTTCGATGCTTCGGGTTTAATCTGAGACACGACGGCCTTGTCGTTGATGACACATGTGCAACTGCCAACCAAGTCAAACATTGCCGAGCGAACCCGATTGTTAGGATTCTTCACGATGGCAATACGGGCTTCGGAAAGCTCATAATCACCGCTGTATCGCACGCGCACACCAGTCACGCTGTCTTCGTATTCAACCATACCAGCGACATCACCGTTATCGACACTGCTTACCTGCTCCCACAGCCATGAGTCGAAGTTTTCCGTGTTAAACGGACGTACAGAGAAATTGCGCAAGGTGAGGAGTAATTTGCCAACTACACGGTCTGCAATCTTCTGGGACGATGTACCAATGAGGACGTAGCCTTCGTCAATCAGGAACAGAACAGGTACAACTGTTGTCTTGAGCGGCGCAGTCGGGAGTTTTGCCACGAGATAGTCTTCTTTCCATTCCTGACGCAGTTTGCGTGGAGCGCGTTCGGCATCGGTATCTTTGCAGTATTCTTTCTCCTTCTCGTTAACAAAGTCACGGATAGAAGAAGCAGGAACGACACGCTCGCGGATGACGACATGAAGTTCTACCTTCTTGTAGTCTTCGCCGAATACAACCACGCCGTCTTCGGCTTCGTCGGGATACAGGCATGGATGTGGTGCAATATAAGTTACGGTCGAGGCCAAACCTTGAGGCTCAATCGGTTTGAGATTTGCCTTCAGACCGCCGAACTCAACATCGCTTGTGAGTTGATAGGGGATAAATGCTTTCATGACCTGCTCCTTAGAGGTTGATAGTTACAGATTCAACGCGCTTCCAAACGGTTTCGTCGAAAAATGGTTGGAAACATGTTTGGAATGTGCCGACGTAGAGAGGGAATTGACCGATTTCGAATTCAACCGTGGCTTCTTTAACAATCGTGCCACATGTTGGATTGATGCCCAACACAATCACGCCAGTTACCTTGTTTTCAAACAATGCTGGATATTTATTTACGTCGGCTTCAGCAATCATATCGTCTACGGCGTTTGCTTCGTAGTTACGAACTTCTTCTTCACCGCGTTCAGTCAGGCCATAGTGCGTTGAATTGCCGAAGTCTTGGGTCACTTTCAGCAGACGTTGCCCCAGCAGGCGCATCATTTGCGTGAACTGACTTTCTGGAAGAGTAATATCAACGATGATTCGTTTGTTTGGGTCATCCAACAAAGGTTTCATCAACTCGTAATCGTCTTTATTGATAGCCATGGATTTCTCCTAATTGATTAAGGGGTTTGAGGATAATGCGCTGAATTCCTACTAATTCGAGCGTTGTTTTACAGTGGTAGCATACTTCTTTTGCCCCGTATACTTCCATCCAACTGTTTTCAAAATCAGGCTCGTATACGCGTGCCTTATACTTCATAAGAGCCGCCAGTTCAGCGTGAGACGGCTGCTGGCATTGCTCAACACACTTATCGTAGCCTTGGTTAATGCTTTGCCCTTTGCGTGGGCAGATATGCGCTGACGGTTTCTTCTTGATACCGTTTGTGCCGAGGAATATACCGTGAGGAGTATGCAGCGCGGCAATGATTGTTTTGTCATAGCAAAGAAATACATCATCCTTGATATGAATATCCTGCATCACTTCAAAGGTACGCTTTGCAAAGGCTTCCCCTTCCGTTTCAGTGTGATTCGGGCGTGGAGAATTAAACAAATTATTTTGCGGTTTGCCTACCGTTTTAGCGTACCCATTAGGCTGCGTTTCGCCCGATTTATTTTGCGGTTTGCCTAGCCATTTGTCGTATTCGGGTATACTTTTCAGAAATTCGGCATCCCTGCAAATTTTTTCAGCAAACTCACGCGGTTCGTGAATAATATCAATAGGCAGCTTCATCAAGATTTCATCTACACCAGCACCATTCTGAGCCGCTACAATAAATCGGTTGTAGGCGGCGTTGCCGATTGCTCGGACATTGGTCGCCTGTTGTATCATTCGTTTAGTCGCGTCGATATTATCAACCATGATTGCGGCAACATTAATACCTTCAATAGCCATTCTTAACCCTTCCATTCAACGGCTGTCGTTACGCAGAATACGACGAACGCTTTGCGGTTCTCGTCGAAAATCTCATACACGGCCACGGTGAAGTCGCGCTTGTAAATATCGCTGCGTAATTGTTTGAAATAGTTTGCAACCTGAGAGCGCATAGAGCTTTTCAATTTACGCAGCTTTTCTTCAGTTGCTTCATCCACATGCAGATAGCGCGTCACCGTGTAGGTCTGACCGACTTCCAATCGCCACAATTCCCATTCGGTTGTGCCGAGTTTCGGGGTGCGGAATATGTCTTTCTTTGTAGTGTAACTACCGCGCTTCGTGCCTTTCTTCACGCCGCGAGTTTCTGTTTTCTGTTCCATCTGTAAATCCTTTTGTTTCTAGTAAGCGTTCACATTATTGAGTGTCGTGTAAGGATTGTCAAGATTTAAATTTCAATTATTGCAAATATCGTTGTTTTAATTCGAAATTAATTTGTTTCAAAGGCGATTTACTCGTATTGAATTGTGCCGCATTTATAATTTTATATCGGGAGACGACCTGTCTAGGGGTGAAAATTTTATATCGGGAGACGGCCTGTCTAGGGGTGAAATTTCTATATCGGGAGGAAGCCTGTCTAGGGGCGAATTCGCTGGTGTCTTGTCTAGGAAAATCAGGCAGTTAGACTATTGAACAATCGGCGGCGGAAACGAATCCGCGACGAATTTAATGACAAATGACTGATTGTTAAAAGCTATGAATTGATAGCAATAATTAATCGATTGATTATTGACAAATTCTTTTTGTTGTAATATTTACGCGCGCGTTCATTAATAGGCAATTTTCAATGAAAAATTAGCGTCTGATTAGAATTATTTTTTAAATTAATTCTATTTAAAATCAGCAATTTAGGCTTAAATCTCAAATATTTTTAAAATAAGACTTGTCAAAATTTTTAAAAAGGCTATAATTCACATATCGAAACCAAATACGAAATGAAAGGATTTAAAAATGCGTGAATTTGTTTTAAATATCGGCCTGAAAACTAGTCCACACATGACGCGCGGCGGCGTGATGGAAGATTTGAAAGTCGGAAATGTATTGTCAATTCTTCCTATTTTCAATCTTGATTTTGATTCCGCCAAAATCGCCGATTCTGAAACAGAAAAGACTTTGATTTTGACTGGAAAATCAGACGCTGAATATATCGATTTTGAAAAATCGATTAAGGATTTATCCGACGCATTGAAACAAGATTGCATTGCTGTCTATTTCCCAAAATCCGATAGCGGCGCATTGATTGGAAGCAATTCCGACGATTGGGGAATCTTTGATAAACGCTATTTCATTCAATAAGGCGGAAACTATGAACAGCTTTAAACACTATAATGACTTGTTTATCAGCGTAAACGAAAACAGGGCAATTCCTGTATATAAACGCCATAATAACCTGTCGGAATACTTGGAAGGCGGTTTGATGGAAGTAGTGAAACCGACGGCTAAAGATTTGGAATTTTATCCGTCCACGAATCCCCAAACCATTAAGAATCATTTGAATAACGCCGTTTACATCAAAGCAACGGCAAAGGGTAAAGATTTAGTCATTACTAAATTGCGCAAAGTCTATGACTTGAAACCAACAATTTGACAGAAAAGGAAAATCAAAATGTATGCAAAAATCCAAACTACCAATCAGCGCGTTTTCAAAGAAGCAGCGGGTGCTATTGTTGACGTGAAGACTATCGGAAAGAAACTCAACCTGTTTACGGTTTTTGAAATGACAATTAATTGCAATTTGTCATTTGTAGATATCGACGCGCTGAAAGCGATTCCCGATTGCTTGGTGAAACTAGACGGCGAAACATTCCCCGATGAATGGTTGACGGCTGAATCAGCGGCCTTGAAAAACAATTCAGCGACGGGCGGCGTTCATACTTCATCACAAGGCGATTTTTATCCAATCGTTCCAATGCGCCGCGGTGAAACCGACTATTACACATACGGCGGCTATGAAATTGAAGCTGAGAAATGCGGCCTCCATCAATTATTTGAGATTCGAAACCTTTTGAGAAACGGCAATTTCAAAGCCGCTGAAAGCCGTTTTTTCTCAAAATTTTGGAAGAAGGCCGCCTGATATTTTCTGGCCAGAAAAGGCTAAAGAGTGTAATTCTGGCCAGAAAATCGCTATATGATTTATGATTAATTTTTAAATTAATTCTATTTAAAATCAACAACTTAAGCTTAAATCTAAAATATTTTTAAAATAATACTTGTCAAGTTTTAAAAAAGGCGTATAATACAACCTATCGAAACAAACACGAAACACAAAGGAAACATCATGATTATCAATGAATACATGGCCGCCGAATTGCAAGAAATGCTGAATAAAATCGTTACTGGTAATGACGGCGAAAAAAATTCAAGCCATTGAAGCAATGATTGCCGAATTGACTGAAATAAAAGAAGTTTCAAAAACTGAAGAAGAAATTGTCGAAACCCAAACCGAATTAGAAAACCTTGAAAAAGTTTCCATCGGCGATATTCCAGACGAAGAGTTTGAAGAGTTTGTAAAAACACATAAAGCCGCTGTTTCAGCCGCAAAACAAAAAATCTTGACTTTAAGAATAGCATTGTTTGAAAAAGGCATCCCACCATTCCTGATTAACTCAAACGTCTGGACTATGGAAGCAATCGTCAAAAAATGCAACTGTCACTATTTATAATTTAACCCAAAGCAGACTGTAAACAGTCTATAAACAACGAAAAGGAAATTTAAAATGAAACAATCCAACATTTCAAAAATCGCAGCCCTTCGCAAATGCCTGAATCGCTTTGCATACACAAAAGAAGGCGCGTTAATACACGCTAAAGACTATTTAGGCAATGGCCTGAAGTTTGAATCTGAAGACGTTGTAAACGATAGAGGCCATGCGGCAATCATGTTTACTGTCTATGATGAAAATGACGAATATCGCCGATTTTCCGCTGAAATATGCGCCGATAAAGAAGAATTTCACTTCAAGGCCATTGAACTGGCAGAAAGCGTCTACCGTTCGAATGCACGATTAGCCGCTGCCATTAGCAATAAGTCACGAATCAAAAGCAAGCAAGCTTGGATTCTGAATTACTATCATGACAACGGCGGATTTTATGAAGTCTTGGTTAGCTATTCTACCGTTATCGCCGCGTGGAAAGTAAACACAAATGTTATTTACTTGCAACGGAATGCAAGAAACTATTCCAACACTACGCGCCGCCATTTATCAGACTTTGAAGCACATGTAGGGCGTGTTTTAGGCGTAAGCAACAAAACCGCCGTTTTGAAGTGGGCATGTTTTGAAGGCTAAAGATTACAAGTTTTGATTCTGGCCAGAAATGGCAAACAGTTTGATTCTGGCCAGAAATGGCAAACAGTTTGATTCTGGTCAGAAATGGATAAAAGGATAAATAAAATGATGTTCATCAAAAATAATCAGGCGTTAGAAATTAAAATTGAAGCCGATGATATAGGCTGTCATATGTTCCATGAATTCATCGAAGAACGCAAATTGAGCCGCGTTAATGATTATATCTGGACACGCTTTGATAAACCAGACGCAAAACGCTTTAAGCCTGAAGACGTTGAAACGCCCAATTCAATCAAAGCCTATATGGATGAATTGAAATTAGAAGCCGTTGATTCGATGGAATTGAACGAAGAAGAGGCCGCAATCTTATTTCAAGAAATGGACGAAAACAAAGGCTATTCAATTGACATTGCCCGTAAAGGTTTGTTGTCATTGTCATTTATCGATTGGGCAAACAATCTATGCGGTGATGAAGGCGGCGCGGATTGGAAAGAGGCAATGGCGGAATTCAAACACATTGCACGCGGAAACGATAGCGACGCATACGCGGAAATTTATTTGCAAGGCATTGACGAAGAAGACGCGCAATATATCGTTTCAGACTTTAAAACATACGCATATCAAACGCCGCTTTATTTTGCAATTGATTTGATAGACTGTTTAACAGGTGATGTGATAGATAGCGATTCATTGGGCGGTATTTATGACGATTCGTATCAGTTGGACTATCTCTTTGAAACAGTCACGGAATCTTTAGACAATATGCCAGAATTGAATAAAGAATTAAGAGATATAGCCGTTGACGAATTATCCAAAATGGATTATTCAGTTATCACTTGGTGAAAGGATAAGCAATGCAAAAAATGATGTACTTAGCGGCATTGGGCGCGTTATTCGCCGCCATGCAATCGGGAAACTTTATAGCCTTCATCATGACAGCCATATTCGCCTACGTATTGATAGAGGCCGCCTTCACAATGGATAGCAACGACGAAAAGGAAGATTGATGATGAATTGGAAGCGTTTAGAATGCGTATCCGTTGACGGTTCTATATACAGTCAAGACGCGGCGCATGAAATAAATTGTCTTGCATGTTCCAATGGTTTCACATACGCTAAAAATGAAGACGAATTGTCGACTTATCAGCGATTCTTTGAAAGTGAAATAAACTCTTGTATCAAGTCAATCAAAGACGGCCTGAAACTGGAAATAACGGACGTTGACGAAAGCGACGTTATACAATGACTAATAAACCGCCTGATATTTATCGGGCGGTTTTCTTTTAGCGGCTTGCTTTTCGCGGTTTTCTTTTCGGCCTATGCTTTGCTGATTGCTATCAAGCCGCCGCCTTATTCTATCCTAACAATCGTTACACGCATAAATCACGCGCTTTCAATCCGCCGCCTTTAGGCGGTTTTCTTTTATCTGTCGGAAATGTTAAGTTATAGAATTGATTAACTTAACATTTTATATAGTCTATTTCAATCAAGCCTTTAGCGGCTTTTCGTGTTACATGATACGCTAACAATTCACTATTATTTAAAAATAAATTAATCGCTTTGAGTTAAAAGCCGCCGCGCTTGGAGGCCGCCGCCGTCAAAAGGTATGGCGGCAAATGTAAAGAAGAGGCCGTCTTTACATTGTGGCTTTCGAAAAGGTACTTTCGGCGAGCGGAGAGCGGTCGGTGCGGGCGCAGAACCCCCGATTCCGAGAATGCGCCGATTTTGCATATTCGGTAGTCTTTGATTTTTAACGAAATTTTTATGCGTTTTAAAAATAAGCGGATGATTAAAAAAATTTAGTTTGTAAATTTCCTTATAAATCAATTATTTATTCGCCGATTTCTACAAATGTCAATTTTTTGAGCTATAAATTGTTGATTTTTATAGATTTTTCTAAAATACGGAGAATCTTGCCAATTTTCTGAATTTTCAGTTTCTCAATTTCGCGCGTAGAGCGTCTCAGATTGAATTTTGACCTTTAGGTAGGGGTAGGTATAGGTGAGGGTGTAAAAATCGCCCTGAGGGTGCTTTTTGGGGCAGGAATCGATATTTTGGTGTTTTTGAGGGTCAGTCCCAACGGTTTGGAGGGCAATTTCGCCGACAGACTGATTGTGAAATAATGTGAATTTTTGTGTTATTTTTGTTAGCACCAACTGAGCCAGTGCCAAAAATCGGTCATTTTTGGTGTTTTACTTAAAAATCAACGATGTAGCTTATTTTGTAAGGCTGTTAGGACTTGTTAGGAAGCCTCCTTACAGATTTTCTCCAATAATTCCAGTAACTTAAGTGCATTTGTTAGAATGTTAGGAAATTTCTTTATTTTCTTATATAATAAAAAAAAAGAAGAAAGGGGAAAAGGTATAACAACACTATAAGGAAATATAATACACATTCGTATCGTCACATATAGCAATATTGGCGTTTTTTCCTTACTTCTTACAAAATCTACAAATTGTTGATTTTTATAGGACTTTTTGTTTGTTAGTAAATTTTTTGGTCGTTAGAAAGTCCAAAAACGTCTTTACAAAATGACTTTTTTTTGCTTGATGAGAACGGTTATCATCTAACAATGTTAATGAATCTATGACGAAACTATAAGTTCTGTCATGCGTTTAAAAACATGAAAAATGAAAACCCAATCTCAATTTTTGGAAAAATTCCATTTTGGCGACTCTTTCTAACACAAATTTTTTGGCAAATTTGGAAATTTTGGAATTTTGCGCTCCAAAAATCGTGAGATTGGTCGTTAAGAGTTCTTTACATACGTAAATTGAAAAAGCCAGCTTGACGATAAAGTCAGTTTTAACCTAGAATTGCATCAAACCCCTCTATTTGATAGGAAAGTGAAGGAAAAATGATTAAACGCTATTATAAAGACACTGCGCTGCCACTTATGAAGCGAGGTTTCGAGGTCATACCAATTACTCAGGGTAAAAAATTCCCAGAAGGGATTAGTTGGGAAAACTTACCCCAGACGGAGCAGACATATAGACAGATGCTCAAGAAGTTCGGCGACAAGGCAGGACTTGGTGTAATCACCAGCAAACACCTTTTGGCGATTGACATCGACGTTTTAGACCCTCACGCAGCACGCGAACTCATTCAATACGTCCGCGAAATGCTCTCAACCGACAAAATCATGGTTCGTCGCGGAAAGAAACCAAAAGCGTTGATTCCATGCTATATCGCCAGCAACATTGGTAAAATTGTGTCTTCAGTGTGGTATTGCGAAAAATATGGACGTATGCAAATTGAGTTGTTGAATAACAGCAAAGACGGCCATCGTCAGTTTGTAGCATTCGGTGATTATCCCGATGAAGAAGGGTTACATTATGAATGGGAGAATGATTACTCCCTGCTCGATATTGAGCGCGTTGAGGATTTACCAACCTTCCGACCTGAAATGATTCAACCCTTGTTCCGATATTTTGATGACTTGATGTATCGGAATGAGTATGAGCGCATTGCTCTCACCAATTTACATAACGTCAAATTAGATGACGTTCACATTGAAGAGGATGAGGATTACGAACTCTATAACGACTCGAAGCAGGTGAAAATCTCGGACGAGCGCGTTGAGGAAATTGTTAATTCCTTAACCGAGGGTTTCTACGACAGTTATGAAAAATGGGTGGCTATTGGTCAGGCAATTAAATTTCAAATTGATGATTCTGAAAAGGGCTATCAAATTTGGAAGGCATGGTCACGAAAAGCCACTGACCCATCTACGGGAGAACCCTATGACATCAAAGACTCAAACCTTCGTGCGAAATGGAAGAGCTTCCGTAATGACCGTGCAAACGTGGTGACATTCGCAAGTGTTCTGTATGACTATTACTCATCTGCAAAGAATGAAAATTTCACGCAGACATTTGAGAATCTAAAGCAGATGTTCGAAGAATGCGATGACATTCGTAAATATGACGAATTGATTGCGGAGGCTTCGTATAACCGATTCACTACGGCGCAGCAGAATGCAATCGAACACGTCATTGCCCGAACATATACCCGATTATATGGTGAGAAAATCAGTGCAAGCGCGGTTCGAAAAACACTTACTGAGGCCATTGAGCAGTTCGACACACCCGACTATATGAAAAACTGGGTATATTTGCTTAATGGGGACAAATTCTACGATACGAAAGAAGGTTTGGCGGTTTCCCCAACATCGTTTGATACGCTGATTTATCACTCCGTGTCGGATGCAATGAGTATGAAAATGCGTCCACAGGACTTGGCCTTACGAGCGTACAAAATACCTAAAGTAATTGACGCGGTGTACATGCCTACGATGGGCAACTTGTTCAAATTCAGTGAACGCTCCAAGTACCAATATATCAATGCTTATGACAGCAAGAATGTGCCTGAAGAGCCTTCTCGCTATTCTAAGGGTGATTTGGCAGCCATCGAATTGGTTGAAAAGCATTTTGAGCACATGATTGAAGACCCTCGTGAACGCGAAATCTTCCGTCAATGGGTTGCTTATCAGGTTCAATACACGGGTTACACACTCGGATGGGCTGTATTCCTGCATGGTGTCGGCGGTGATGGTAAATCGTTCTTTCATTACCTGATTTCCGCGATGATTGGTAAGGAAAACGCCAAAATCGTATCGCAAGATGCAATGAAGTCTGGGTTTACGAAATGGGCGACCAATTTGAGCTTCGGTACAGTCGAAGAAGTGCATTTGGCTGGTGTTAAAGGCGTTGAGATTTACGATAAACTCAAAACCATCATCGCCAGCCCGACCATCGCAATGATTGCAAAGGGTAAGGATGAAATCAACGTACCGAATACGGCGAACTATCTGTTTTTAAGTAACCGACTGGCTGCCTTGCCGATTGATTCTTCAGACCGACGTATTTTCGCCATCTACTCCCGATGGCAGGAAGCCAGTAAGATTGAGCAGTTCAAGAAAGAGAACCCAAAATACTACCCTGACCTGCACAACACTTACAAAAATCATGCAGGTGCTTTGCGAAAATACTTCCGAACCGAAGTTAAAGTTAGCGACGAGTTTTTGTCTTACTATGATGCACCGCGCACAGTTTCACGCCAGCGTTTGATTAGTGAGAATATGCCTGAATCCATTCAGGAGTTGTTGGAGATTGTTGCCAAGAATGACGACCCGTTCTTGTGTGAAGAGTTTCTGGATGTGAAATACTTCCGCCAAATGAAACTTGCTGACAAAAACTTCAGGGACGCTAATATTCGTTGGCAACAGCACTTGATACCACTGGGTTACGAGCTTGTTGTTAATGCAGTGCGTATTCCTGAGATTGATAAGTCGTATCTGCACACGATTTACTCCAAGAATCCAACACGATTCAAAAATGCTTCGGTGAAACTATCCGCCGCTATCAGACAGTACGTTACCGACGCGGTTAACCCAGAACTTGAGTATGACAAAAAGTTTGAAGCTGTCATCGAGGAGGAAGAATTGGAAGATTTATAAAAAAAAGTGTTGCATATTGCTGTGAAACACGGTAATATGCAACTTCCTAAACCAAATCTTGTTTGTTAACCCCAACATAAGGAAGACTAAAATGAACGAAATTACCCTGACTCAACTCTACACTGCAATGGTGAGTTTGACTGAAGCCCTCGACCGCAATACAGCCGCAGTGCTGTCGCAACAAGGCCAACCGACTAAACAGGAAGCCCCTGCGCCTGAAGCGGTGAAAGAACCTGTTGAAGAACGCAAAGAAGCCCCAGCCGAAGCAGCCGCCGACGAAAATGACATCACACTGGACGTTGTTCAGGCAGCATTGCTCGATGTGAAGGCTAAACACGGCGCGGATGTAGCTAAGGCCATCTTGAAAGAAGTTGCTGGTGTTGCCACTGTGAAACGCACTCCTGAAGACAAATACCAAGCCGTAATCGACGCTTGTGCTGCCAAAATGGAAGAGGACGTGATTGAGGAGAAAGAGGAAGAACCTGTTACTCCGAAATACAGCTTGGATGACGTGAAAACTGCCGCTAAAGAACTCGGTACACTCGGTCGCTCATGGTTGGAACGCGCCAAACAAATCATCGCAGAAGTAGGCGGCGCGGCTAAAACTGCGGACGTACCTGCTGAAAACTACGACAAGTTGTACGAAGCATTGAAATCCGCGAAAGAGGTTGCTGAAGCCGAAGCTGAATCAGATTTGTAATTCGAAAAGAGCGGTTAATCCGCTCTTTTTTTTTATATGAGGTTTCGTATGAAAGAGATTGAAATCAAATTAGACGGCCATTCCGTCTTCTCGCCAAGTTCCAGCGAAATGTGGCTTAACTGCTCAGGCAGTCTATTGGCGAATTTAGCAATTCGGGCAATGGATGGTAGCGGTTCGTCCGAAGCAGCCGCAGAAGGCACTGTCGCGCACGAAATGGCCGAAATCTGGCTGCGTAGTGGTCGTAAACCCATCCAACATCTTGGCGAAGTACGAACAGTCGACGGGTTCGACGTGGAAGTAACTGAAGAGATGCTTGACTATGTAGCCGAATACGTCAACTGGTGCAACGACCAAGACGGCGATAAGTTCGTGGAGGTTAAGGTTGATTTCAGCCATTTAACCCCTATCCCGAACCAAAAAGGCACGTCCGACCACGTTTGTTGCAGCGACGATAAGCTGACAATCACCGACCTGAAATATGGCATGGGTGTTACCGTTGACGCTGAAAACAACACGCAGTTGCAGATATACGCGCTTGGTGTACTACACGACTTCGGCTTCCTGTATGACTTCAGGACTGTTGAGATGCGGATTTGTCAGCCGCGTCTGAATCATTTCTCAACGTGGGAAATCAGCGTTGAAGAACTGCTCAAGTTTGGCGAATACGTCAAGGAACGCGCGAAAGCCGCACTTGAACCGAACGCCGAACGCGTCGTTACCGAGAAAGGTTGCCGCTGGTGTCGCGTGAAGGCTCAATGCCCTGAGCAAGCGCGTTATATCGAAGAGCTAATCGGTGACAAATTTGACGCAGAAGAACCTGTTTCAGAGCGTATTGCTAACGACACTTATCTGGCAAAATTACCTGAAATTGACGAATTGGGCATGGAAGATGTCGAAAAGATTTACAGTAAAATCAAAATAGTTACATCTTTCTTCACCGAAATTGAGAAAAAACTGCTTGACTTCGCCATGAAAGGCGGTAAAATGCACTCATACAAGTTAGTCAGCGGCAGGAAACAACGGAAGTGGGTCGACGAGGCTCACACACTTAATTTTATCCAGCAAGATACGGTATTCGATTTGGATGAATTCCAGCCAAGACAGCTTGTTAGTGTGGCGCAGGCAGAGAAACTCTGCAAACGTCATAAAATCGACTTCGAACCATTGAAAACGTTGGTAGATGAATCAAGTGGAAGACCAACCATCGCACCAATCGGCGATAAGCGACCTGCTTTGAGCATTATCGACATGGATTCGAAATTCGAAGACTAAAGAGAAGTGGGTGACACTCTTTCAAATCAAACGCCCTTCAGTTTATGGATGCAGTCTGGTGAATTTTTTTCTCGGCATTCCTCACCAGCGTCGCTCGCCAAAGCAAGCGACCATCCACCCAACTCCAAACGGCTAAAGAGATGTGAGCGTCACTCTTTCAAATCAAACGCTCGACAGTTTATGGATGTTGTCTGGTAACTTTTTTTCCGCGCATTGCTTCTTTCATTACCAGCGTCGCTCGCCAAAGCGACCATCCACCCTTACCAGAGTGTAATATCAGTTGGTAGATGGCCTGCCTTGGAAGCAGGAGGTCGTAGGTTCGAGTCCTACCACTCTGACCAGTTATTTGCTACCGTGTGGGCGGCAAACCAAAGAAAGCCCATGTAATTTTTAATATGTTAGGAAATAAAATGTCAAACATTGAACGTAAAGTTGGTTGTCTGGTTGAATATAAAGACGGTACTGTTATGCTGAAAAACGTGCCTACATGGTACGCTCGCATCGACCATCCTCGTGCTTTTGAGGAAGGCGATAAGAAAAAATACAGCCTGACAGCATTCTTGAACAAAGAAGAACACGCCAAAGAAATCAAAATTCTCGAAGACCTTATCCGTCAACACATGGCGAAGGGCGAAGACTGGGAAGACGTTGCAGTTAAAAACCGTTGCTTGTTAGACGGTAGCCGCGTTAAGAACCTCCCCGAAGACAGCGATATTCCAGACTTTTATCGCATCCGTTTCTCCGCCAATGAAAGTTTCCCTCCTGCCGTCCGTAACAGCGCAGGCACTAAGCTGAACCGCCGCGTCCCTGAAGACATGGAAGAAATCGAAGAATTGAATCGCAACGGTCGCCACATGACCATTCTGTTCGACTTCTACGGTTGGAAAAGTCCAAAATTCGGTGCTGGTATGACTCTGAATTTGCAAGCGGTTCAAGTTCACAACAAACAAACTGATTTGAAACTCGGCTCAAGCGGTGTCAACGAAGGTGATGACGCTGATTGGGAAACTGAAGACGACGACGAAATCTAATCGTCTGAACAAATACCCAGCGAAAACAAAACACGCTGGGTATTTTTTTATCAACTGGTACTGACACACTTCCACAATGGCTGCTGTTGTCTAACCAAGCACAAAAGGAAAATATATCATGTTTGACTATCGCTCAAACGTCGTAATTATGGATATTGAATGTTATCCTAACTACTTCTTGGTCGCATTCCGTGACGCTCTTAATCCAGAAAACACCAAACATTTTGAAATGAGGAACGATTTCTCAAAACTCGATACAACAGGCATTCGTCAATGGCTGCGCTCGTCAACCGTAGTCACGTTCAACGGCAACCATTACGATATGCCGCTGCTCATGTATGCGCTGGAAGGCGTTAGCAACGCCGAGCTTAAGGAAGCATCCGATTTGCTGATTGGTGCTGATTACATCGACGAAAACGGCAAGAAGCAGAAGCGTGAATCCTTGCGCTCGTGGGAATTCATGCGCCTGTACGAACTTGAGTACCCATCATACATGCAGCACATTGATATTTTTGAGATTCCGACAGGTACGTTAAGCCTTAAAGCATACGCTGCGCGAATCGGCTGTCAGAAGCTCCAAGACCTCCCAATCGATGCTGACAAGACCCTATCTCTTATCGAGATGGACGACATCGCAAAATACTGTGATAACGATACGGCCAACACTCTGCGCTTGTATGAAACCGTGAAGGCTCAAGTTGATTTGCGTATCGAGATTTCGAAGCAATATAAAATCGATGTTCGTTCCAAGTCGGACGCACAAGTTGGTGAGGCCATCTTCAAGCACGTCATCGAAAAAGACCGTGGCTGTCGAATTTACCGACCAGAACCGAACACAATTAAGCGTAGATTCAAATACGACATTCCTGATTACATCTATTTTGAGCATCCGACGTTGCAAGACCTGCATGACTTGTTGAAGCATACAGTGTTTGAAATCGAGCCTTCTGGTCATGTGAAGATGCCGAAAGAATTGGCTTCCATGAAGATTCAGATTGGCAAAGGTCTCTACACAATGGGCATTGGCGGCTTGCACTCAAACGAGAGTGGTCAAGCCATTATTGCCGCCGAAGACGAAATTATTTGCGATGCCGACGTAACGTCATATTATCCATCCATAATTATCAACGGCGGATACTATCCTGAAAACTGCGGCCTTCCATTCCTGCGAAACTACACGCGATTCCGCGACGACCGCGCGAAGTGGAAAAAATTGCCAGAGAAACAGACCATCTGTAATACCTACAAGATTGTACTGAACGGCTCGTTTGGTAAGTTGTCGTCAATTTACAGCTTCCTGTACAGTCCTAAGATGATGATTCAGGTGACTATTACAGGTCAGCTTTGCTTGCTGATGCTCATTGAGCGCATTGAGAAAGCTGGCTTGCGTATCGTATCCGCCAATACCGATGGTATCGTGATTTACGGTAAGAAAGATGACTTCTGGAAGGCCGAACGCGAGATTCACTTGTGGGAAATCGAAACTGGTTTCAACATGGAATTCACGCAATACTTGGCAATTTACAGCCAGTCTGTGAACAGCTATCTCGCGCTGAAAGCCCCAGCAAAAGGCGAAACAAAACTCAAGTGGAAACGCAAAGGCGATTACGCCGAACGCGGCTTGAGCCAGTCTGGTAACGGCCAAGTCTGTATCGAGGCTGTCATGGCCTACCTTGAGCGCGGCATTCCTATTCGTGAGACTATCGAAGGTTGTACAGATTTCCTGAAATTTACGAACTTCCAGCAGGTAAAAGGCGGTGCTTATAAAGACGGCAAGTATCTCGGTAAGGTTGTGCGTTGGTACTACTCAACGAAAACAGACACAACTATCGTGAATTCGAAGGGCAATAACGTTCCGTTAACCAAGGGCGCAATGCCAGCCATGGATTTACCCGATGAGTTCCCGTCAGACATCGACTACGACTGGTACGTCCGCGAAGCGTACTCCATGCTCGACCGTCTCGGCGTGCGCGGCGTGCCGAAGGAAGCGCAGGCGTTTGGTCTTGTTAAAGGCGGCGGTATCAAGTGGGGTCGTCGTGACGGCCAGCAGACATGGCATCGTATCGACCTGTCGACTAAAGACGCGTTGTGCGAAGCACGTCTCAAAGACCGCCATGATGAATGGGTTTATGCGGATGAGTTACCAGCAGATAGTCGGGTCTGCGGTAAATGTAAGCGCAAATGAAATCACTGAGTCAACGCGAAAGCCGCATTGAGAAAACCAGCCGTCTGCTTGCCGAAAAGCGCGGCTGGTTTCAGGTCAAAATTGAACGAGCCAGCATAAACGGCTTCCCCGACCGACTGTTTATTAAAAACGGGAACACCATTTACGTTGAGTTCAAGAATGACGCTGGTAAATTGCGCCCTGAACAAGAACGAGTAATTGACACTATGCGCAAACACGGCGCGAGCGTTTACGTCATTTCCACTCTGGAGGAAGCAGATGTCATATTTAGATAAATTGAAATCACGTTTTAATAACGTGGAATTACATGAGCATCACTTGGATGACTATCAGCTTACGGCTATCGACTTTTTGAAGAAGAACCCAAGAAGTGCATTATTTATCGATACAGGTTTGGGTAAGACGGCAATATGCTTGAAGTTGATACGAGATTTGGTGGATGATGACAAAATCAACAAAGTGCTGATTATCGCCCCTCTGAAGGTAGCCAACCAAACATGGGGCGATGAGATAGCAAAATGGTCGTTCTCAGCCCCACTTAGCTACAAACTGGTGCGTGCCGAACACATTATCGAAGCGGTAAACGAATACGCCCGAAATGCGAAAAATCGACCATTTGACGACAAAGACCTTCGAAAAATTAACCGAAAAGTTAATACTAGGGTCAACAAGTTTTTGAAGAATAACCCTAATATTTCAGAAGCCGAGCGCAACGACTTGCTGAAGAAAACAACGGCGGCTGTTGAGAAGGAATATCGCAAATGGCTCACTGAAACAGCGCGTGTTGAGGCCGCAGGTGTGCAGATTCGCAAATACGAGAAAGAACACCCGACTGTAATACACATCATCAATCATGAGATGGTTGAGTGGTTGGTTAATGCTTGGGGTACTGAGGATTGGATTTATGACTGTGTAATTTACGACGAGAGCGACGGCATCAAGGATGCGACAACGAAACGTTGGAAGGCACTCGACTCAATCAAGCACAAAACGACCCACTTTTACGAACTGACCGCAACACCAGCAGCGGAAAACTATCTCGGCCTGTTTGCTCAAATCAAACTGCTTGATGGCGGTAAACGCCTTGGTCGAACAATGACCGAGTACAAGGAACGTTACTTTAACGTAAACCCTTACAACTACAAAATCACGTTGAAGGAGGGTTCTGCGGATGAAATAACCCGTCTGATTTCGGATATTACGCTTGTCATGAAACAGGAGGATTATTTGAAGGATATACCGCCGTATGTAATCGAAGATGTGTTATATGATTTGCCCGAAAAACAAAGGGAATTGTATAATGCAATGAGCGGCACGGGCATGATTACCGTTGACGGTTCTACTATCGCGGCTGAACAGGCAGTGTCTGTGTTGCAGAAAATGATGCAGATTTGCGCTGGCTTTGTGTACGACAGCGAAGAAACCATCAACGATTTCGGCGGCGTTGTGCAGGACAGAACCATTCATTATCTGCATACTGCAAAAATTGAGGCGTTGCGCGAGTTGATGGCTCGTCATCCAGACGAGAATTTCCTGATTGCATATTATCATCAAGGCAGCCTCAATTTGTTACAGAAACACTTCCCTCACGCGGTGAAGATGGACAGAAAAGGTTCACAAAAAGCGGCGTGGAATCGTGGCGAAATTAAGATGCTGTTGATGCACCCTAAATCTGGGGCGCATGGCCTAAACCTTCAAAAAGGTGGTCATATCGTAATCAACTACGACGTATACTTCAGCTACGGTCAGTTCTACCAGTTTCTGCGTAGGCTTGCACGACGTGGGCAGGAAAATGACAAGGTTCTTGTCTACAACCTACTCGCCGCGAACACTTATGATGTTGTTGTTAAGAAATCCTGCTGGGAAGGTAAGCAAAACACACAAAACGTATTTTTTGACCTAATACAAAAAGTGAAAAAGGCTTTAAAACATGGCTAACATGAAGAAAGCATCGACTGCAATAATGCTAGGCAATGGCACAAACGCAACGCTGACAATCGATGATATTTTGAGTAAGGGCGTGACCATTAAACAGGCCGCCCTGATTTTTCACGTCCATAACACCGAACTTGGTAATTTGGTACGGAAAGCAAAGATTCAGCCATCAGGTACGCGAAACGGGGCTGATATTTATGCTATTCGTGACATCGCAAGTGTCTGCGTTCCGCCTGTATGGACGGACGAGGAATGGGAAGAAGTCTTTCACAAAGGCCACTTCCCGATAGCCTTGAAAAAGGACTTCTGGGCGGCAAAGAAAGCCCGTCTGAGCTATCTTGTCGAAGCAGGGGAATACTGGCATACAGCGGACGTAATTGATGCTGTATCCGAGCTTAACAAGACGTTCGCAATGGGCGTGAAGCTGATACCCGACACCATTGACCGCCTGACAACGCTTACTCCAGAACAGCGAACCTTAATTGTTGGATTACTGGATGAAGTAATGTTAGGTGTTAGCAAGGCTGTTGCCGACAAGTTTGGGGAGCGTGCGAAGAAAGAGCGTGTCGCTCGCTATGAAGATTTAACAGGAGAACGAATCGATGACGTTGATGACCGAGAGCTTGACGACCTTTAAGAAAATCGGGCAGTACAGTAGTCTGTCTGATATGTTTGTAGAACTGTCGTCCATTCTGCAACCGCCAGAACGACTTACCGTTTCTAAATGGGCTGAAAAATATCGATACGTCAATAACCGAGGTTCTTATGTTGGTTATTGGAAGAACTCAACTACTCCGTACATGATTGAGCCGATGGATATGTTGAGCAGCCCGATTCATGACGGCGTGATAATGGTCGCTCCTGCGCAGTGCGGTAAGACAGATGCCCTGATTGTGAACTGGACTGGTTTTTCAATCCATGGCGACCCGATGGATATGTTAATTATCAACCCAACCTCGGCAATGAGCCGCGACTTCTCCAAACGCCGTGTTGATAAGTTGTTGCGTGATACCAAGGAATGCGGTGATTTGTTGAACGGAGACCGTGACGCAGACAATATCAGTGACAAACACTTCCAGAATGGGGTGTTTTTGTCATTAGCGCACCCGAGTGTATCTGAGTTGGCAGGTCGTCCGATTCCGCGCGTCATGTTGACCGATTATGACCGTATGCCCGACGACATTGGTGGTGATGGTTCGCCTTATGACTTGGCTGCAAAACGTACAACGACCTTTGGTTCGTATCGTATGTGCTTGGCAGAGAGTAGCCCAAGTCGACCAATCGAAGACCCTCATTGGGTTGAAGTTGCTGGTTCGCATGAAGCCCCTCCAACGAAGGGGATTTTTGCGCTTTATAACCGAGGCGATAGACGTAGATGGTACTGGGCTTGCCCACATTGTAACGAACGCTTTGAAGGTACTTTCTCGATGCTCAAATGGGATGAGAAGGCTACCAACATGATTGATATTGCCGCTTCGACCTACCTGCAATGCCCGAAATGTTTCGGACGAATTGAGCAATCCCAACGTCATGCAATGCAGCAAACTGGCGTGTGGGTTCAAGACGGTATGTACTTCAACCGCCATGGTGAGTTGGTAGGTAGCCCACGCAAAACGAGAATTGCGTCATTCTGGCTGCGCGGTGTTGCTGCTGCGTTTGTTAGCTGGGGTCAACTCGTAACCATGTATTTGGCGGCGGAAGAAGAGTTTAAAACCACTGGTTCAGAAGAAGCGTTGCAGAAGTTCTACAATACCGACTTGGCCGAGCCGTATGTGCCTAAATCACAAGTGTCTCAGCGTCTGCCTGAACATTTGAAAGACCGCGCGGTTGATATTGGTGAGCGTGTTGTTCCTATCGGCGTTCGAAATTTGATTGCTTGTGTCGACGTGCAGAAGAACAGATTCGTGGTACAAGTGCATGGCATTTCTGCTGGTGCGCCGTTCGATATTACAGTGATTGACCGATTCGATATTCGCAAATCTGCGCGTATCGACGAAGATGGTGACAATTACTTTGTACGCCCAGCGACTTTCTTGGAAGACTGGTCGTTGATTGAAACTGAAGTCATGGATAGGCTTTATCCGCTTGCCGACGGAAGCGGTCGTATGATGGGTGTAACCATGACCGTATGTGACAGTGGCGGTTATGCTCGTGAAAAGGGTGAAAGCGTAACGTCTATGGCCTACGACTTTTACCGTAGTTTGAAAAACAAGCGCAAGGCGGCGCGATTCCACTTGGTGAAAGGTGTCGTTACGCCGAACTCACCAAGGGCGTTTATTACTTATCCTGACGCAACCAAGAAGGATGCCTTGAGCGCGGCGCGTGGTGACGTTCCTGTATTGATGCTGAATTCGAATTTGTTGAAAGATACATTGTCGAATCGACTTGATGCTACCGAAGTGGCGCATGGCCTGATTACCTTCCCAGACTGGTTATCGATTGAGTTCTATCAAGAGTTGTGTGCCGAGATACGAACTGCAACCAAGTGGGAAAAGATACCGCATCAAAACAACGAAGCATGGGACTTGCTGTATTACTGTATCGGGGTGTCAATCTCTAAATTACTTATGATTGACCGTATCGATTGGGCAAATCCTCCGCCGCTGTTTGATGAATGGAACAAAAATCCACTTGTTTATGCTCCAGTTGATGCAACGGACGAAACAGGAGATAATGTTGTCATTCACGAAGCCCAACAATCTTATTCCGAGTTGAGTTGGGATGAAATTAACAGATTACAGGGAGCGTAGTATGAGTTGTAATTGCACATCATACACACCAGAGCAATTAAAAGACGCGAAAGACGCGTATTTTCGTATTGCGTCTGGCCAAAACGTAACGGTGGTGATTGACCAGAACGGTGAGCGCATCGAATATCAAAAAGCAAACCTATCCGTGCTGGCCGACCTGATTCGCCGAATGGAGATGGAGCTACGCGCGTGTGGTTTGCTGGATAACGTGCTCATGGGTCACGGTTATAAACCACTGCGAGTATACTTCTAGGAGATATTATGTCAGGCATTGACGGATACAAATCGCACGGCGGCACAGGTGGCCTTGATGGTGCAAACCGAACCAGCCGTGAAATGGCAACGTGGGAGGCATCTCCGTTGCCGATGGACGCAATGTTGCGTTTTGAAAAAGACATCATCGATGACCGCGCCCGTGACGTAGTTCTCAACGACGGTTACGCCAGTGGTGTTGTGGCCATTCACAAAGATAATATTGTCGGCTCGCAATTCAAATTGAATTCGCAGCCGAACGTCGATGTTTTGGGTGTTGATGACGACGAGTGGCTGTACAACTTTCAACGTATGGTCGAGTCTAAATTCAATAATACTGCATCGAGTGCTAAACACTGGCTTGATGCAAGTGGTATTAAAGATTTCACCGCCATGGTGCGTCAGGCAGTCGGTGTATTTTTAATTCACGGTGAAGTCCTCGCGGCTGCGGAATGGATTGTCGACCGAAAACGCCCATACGCTACGGCTATTCAGATGATTAGCCCAAAACGCCTGAGTAATCCAAACGGGCAGATGGATACTGACACATTGAAAACAGGTATTGAACGTGATAAATATGGTCGACCTGTTGCTTATCACATCATGGAAGCGCACCCGTATGATTACACTCAAACCGAGAAATTGTTTAAGTGGAAGCGTATTCCTGCTGAAACTAAGTGGGGTCGTAAGCAAATTATTCATATCATCGACCAACTGATGCCCGAACAAGTGCGTGGCGTAAGCGAGATGGTGAGTGTGTTAAAGCAAATGCGTATGACTCGTCGTTTCCAAGACGTTGAATTGCAACAGGCAGTCCTGCAAGCAACGTATGCCGCGAGTATTGAGAGTGATTTGCCGCCGCAAATGATTACTGAAATTATGGGTGGTAATCCAAACGGCGTGAGCTTTGATATTGCCGCCAAGTCAATGCTTGGCTCTATTCTGCAACACACAGCGACCCGTGATATTCAGTTGGATGGCGCACGAATTCCAGTTCTACATCCAAATACTAAATTGAACCTGCAACAACTCGGTCAGCCGAGCGGTACGGGTTCTGAGTATGAGCAGTCACTGCTGCGTCATATCGCGGCTGGTCTTGGTGTTAGTTACGAACAGTTTTCTCGCGACTACACCAAAACAAACTACTCTAGCGCACGCGCGAGCATGAATGAAACATTCAAATTCATGCAGTCACGCAAAAAGGCCGTCGCGGATAAATTTGCGACTGAAGTCTACCGCTTATGGTTGGAAGAGCAAATCAATAACGGTTCTGTTCCTTTGCCGAAGGGTAAGACAGCGGCATGGATTTATGAGAATCCAGAAATCTTCGACGCTCTGGCGCAATGCTCATGGATTGGCGCGGCTCGTGGTCAGATTGACGAGATGAAGGAAACACAGGCAGCTATTCTCAAAACCAAGTTTGGTCTGTCAACGCTCGAAATTGAAGCGGCTCGCATGGGCTATGACTGGCGTGAATTGTTAGCGCAACGTAAGCGCGAACAGGAGGAGATTGAACGCTTGGGTATTGTCATTGATGATGGCGCGGAAAAAGCTGTTGTAAACAAAAAATCTTCAAAATCTGGGGAGTCTGTTGATTCCGAAGATAAAAAAGGAGATAATCCCGATAACGAAAATTCGAAAGATGGCGAAAATGAGTAATTCAGTACATCCTATTGTTGCGTCTCTTGCCTCACAGCAAACGTTATATCTCGCTGTGCAGCAGGAGGCTGCTGGTAAATTTTTGACCGATTTGAACGTCAACATGACTAACCCAGTGTTGCAAACAGAAGAAGGTCGCGTCGACATGGTTAAACAAACTATGGCTCGAAGCATCGGTGCTTCTGCGGTGGGCGGCGTTACAATGTATGGCAGGATTGGTACAACAGCAGTAATTCCTGTATTCGGGGCATTGGTGAATCGATTTAACGCGACTTATGGTTTTATCACTGGCTACAACTACATCAAAAATGCAATCGCAACTGCACTGGCTGATGAGTCTGTCGATAATATCATCTTGGATATTAACTCTGGTGGTGGCGAAGTTGCTGGTTGTTTTGAAACAGTTGATTACATCAAGGCGGCTCGTTCACAAAAAGAAATTCATGCTATCGTCGACAGCAACTGCTATTCTGCGGCATACGCGATTGCTTCGGCATGTACGTCAATTAAGGCTACACCAAGCAGCGGAATCGGTTCTATCGGCGTTGTTGCTATGCACGCAAGTTACGAGAAAGCACTGGAAAAGGAAGGTGTTTCTGTAACATTCATCAAAGCAGGTGAACATAAAGTTGACGGCAACCCATACGAAGACTTGACCGATTCTGTAAAAGCAAATATGCAAAAAAGAATTGACGCAACTTATCGAGACTTCGTATCATTAGTAAGTGCGAACCGTTCGCTTGCCGTTGAAGATGTAGTAAAGACGCAGGCGGCGTGTTATACTGCGCAAGATGCAAAATCGATTGGTCTCATCGACGACGTAATTAGCGTCGAAGGGGCTGTTAAGTTAATCACGGAGGGACGTATGTCTAATGAAAATCCAGTTCAGGCGGTGAACGAAACCAAAACTGAACCGCAGGCTCAAACGCCTCAAGCCCCTGTTGCCCAAGCCGATGTAAATGCCGAACGCAGCCGCATTCAGAGCATTATCACTGCCGAAGCAGCTACTAAAAACAGCAAATTAGCACATCATCTGGCGTTCAACACCAGCATGAGTGTTGAAGACGCTATTCAGACTCTGAATGCCGCAGCGCAAGATGTTAAGGAGCAACCTGTTGCTCAACAACCAGCAGCCGCAGTTAATTTGTTGGCCGATGCCATGGCTCAAACAGCCCAACCAAACGTGGGTGCTGACGTTGGTAATGAGTCTGAAGCAACCAAACTGGCAGCCGATATTGACGCTGTTGCCAACTTCTTGAAAAGCAACCAATAAAGGATTGAAACATGTTTGCGAAAAGTGAAAATATCAAAGCGGTTGGTGGTGAACACATTCCGTTGTTTGCAAAACAAACTCCATTGCCAGTGACTGTTTCAGCGACGGCGGGTGGCGAAATTCAGCAATATGCGTTGTGTCATTTGTCAAATGCTGGTAAGGTAACTGTTATTACTGACTTAGAAGGTGTTCAAGCACTGAGTAACGACAAACAGCTTTGCATTACTGCTTTTGCAGCAAAAAGCAATGAGTCAGTAAGTGTTTACACGCACGGCACGTTCAATATCAACGCCCTTGTTTTTGGAACTGGCTTGTTCAGTGGAATGGAGACTGTTGCACAAAAACTCGAAAAATTGCGCAAGTTTAACTCCAGCGTAATTTTCTTCGAAAATTGTGAAACAAACCCAGTACAACGTACTTAAGAAAGGTTAATTATGCCAAACTCACAAACTTTAACGGAGACCCTGATTCAAGGTGGCTTGATTCGCAAGCTGGAAACTCCGAAATCATTCTACCGCACCTTGTTCGGTAACACCTTCTTGGCAAAATCCGACGTGATTATTTTCGACGACGTGTTCGAAGATTACCGTGGTATCGCCAAATTCGTTGCGCCTAACGTGGTGAGCAAGGTCAACCAAAACAAAAACTTCGATGTGAAATCTTTCCGCCCAGCATACGCTAAGGAAAAAGATTCCCTCGATGCTTGGGATGAACGTCTGCAACACCGTGTAGCTGGTGAACAACTGTTCGGTAGCATGACCCCTGCTCAACGCGCAATGGCAATCCGCGCCAAGCAAATGCAAATGCACCGCATCAAAATGAACAACCTGTACGAATTGATGGCCTTTAACGCCTTTTCTCGTGGTGAGTTGACCATTAGCGGTGACGACTACCCAACCACTACCGTGAGCTATTTCCGTGACCCAGCCCTGACTATGAGCACTTTAGGTGCAGACAAATGGACTGCTGCGAACGTGAACCCATTGACCATCTTGGCCAAAATGTCTGACTTGGTGTATGAAAAATCACACACTTCTGAAGTCGACACCCTGATTATGGGTCGTGGTGCGTGGGCAGCCTTCTACGCCTACTTCTCCGCCAAAGAACGCTCTCATTTGCTCGACCGCAATATCCGTGGTTCTGATTTGACCATGAACCTGTTGCATGTTGGTGATGTACGTGGTGTTGCTATGGTGGCTCGATTCACAGCATTGAATGGTACAACCATCGAAGTGTACGTCGACAACCGCAGCTACCTCGGCGCAGATGGCTTGCCTAAACGCTACGTTGCTGACGGCGAAGTTATCGGTTTCGACAGCCGTGAATTCGCAGGTGTAATGGCCTTCGGTGCTATCAAAGATGCAGATGCTGGCTGGATTGCGACTGAAATGCACCACAAAGAATTCCGTGTTAATGAACCGTCAACAACCTATTTGTTGACCCAATCTGCTCCGTTGCCGATTACGTTGACTCCAAACAGCGTATTCCGCATTGCAGATGTAACTCAATAAGGGGTATGAAAATGCCAGAAACTATCAAAATGGTTAAGTTCAAAACCAACGTGTCTTTCGTCGGCAGCGACGGCGTGTTCTACACTGGTGGCTCTGTTGTGCAACTGTTCCAAGAAGACTATGACGGTCAAGTCGATGTCTGCTCTGAGTTCGGTTTGCCAGTTCCTGAACTGATTGAGGAAGTCGAAGCTGTTGTTGAAGACAGCAAGTCTGAATCAGAAAAGACTCCTGCCAAAGGTCGTGGTAAGAACGCTGCTGCGGAAAAGCCTGAAGGTGAAACCAACGACGGTGAATCCAAAGACGGTGAATCCAAAGACGGTGAATCCAAAGACGGTGAAT